GCTTGAGCACGTCCGCCGCAAATTTACCCAGCTCGCTCCACAAATGCAGGTATTCTTTGGGATAAGGAGGATCGGTAAAAATGAGATTAACAGTTTCTGCTTCAACCTTTAATTTGCGGAAGTCGCAATGATAAAGCTGAATGTTAGTATCTACACCAGCGTCCGTTTCTTCAATAGCAGACCTTTTCGCTTCCCTGGCGATTCTTTCTAACCGCTTTAATTCAACTCTTTTTGCCGGGATAGCCTTCCCTGCTATACCGACCGCCTTTATTACTCGTTCAATGTCCCTGGGCTTGTCTACCACAACATACGGTTTTGGCTCCGGTTTTTCAATCAGCATATCGTCTTCTTCGTCGTAGCTCTCTTCTAAATCAAATGCACTCTTGTCATAAGTAAATTCCTCGTGACAGTTGCTACACTCTATCTTCTTTGGCCAACCCATATCGTCTAGCCACTTTTTGCTCCATTTTGCATGGCCGCAGTAAGGACATTCCAGTGCAGGAATAGCTAAAAACCAGTTCACTTCAGCCTTCTTGTGTTTCCTGGCCGGGTACTGCTTGCCGTCAGTGCCGGTGATAGTCTCAGGTGCGGAAATTTCCGCACCTCGGAACCAGTATCTTATAGTTCCTTCATCCACCCCCAGCACCTTCGCAATTCTCCGGTAACTCCAATTGTACGGCGGTAGGCGCAACTCCTTAGCTTTCTGTTGCTTCCACTCCTTCGGTAAATGCCGCCGGTGAATGTTCAGCTTTAATACATGCTCGGCTTTTTCGTCCTCGCTTAATCCAATGCGGACAATGCTGGGCCATTCTTTTATTCCTAATTCCTGACACGCCCTTACCCTATGGTGGCCATCCAAAATATTGCCATCTTCATCATACTCAACCGGCACCAACACACCACGCTCTGCTATATCTGCCTTCAGTGCTTCATATTCGTCCTGTGTCAGCGGAGGCAGTAATTGATACTTTTGCACTTTCCATCTCTCCCTAATATTTTTCCCCTCTCCCTTTGTAAATAAAAAACCGCCTGGCAGAAAGGCGGGAGAGTACACCTTTCCTTTCGCTCGCGCGCAGCTAGCCAGAGCGGTACATATTTAATTGTCTAAACTTCAGCTACAATCTCCTCCGGGCAATTCCTTCACAGCAACGGCATGCAGGATGCAAAGGCGGCCCCACAATTCCACCTTCATAAGTCCCGTTTATCGGTGCTCGCTTGCCGTCCATCTCCTCACAACGTTCACAAGCCCGCTCATCAGGCGTATAAATCCATTCCCTCTCTACTTCGTTCGGATCAAGCAATCCTTCCTCCACCGCCTGGGACCAGCATTCTCGCACTCCATAATTGCTGGCGGCCATGGTTTCAGTACGCGCAATCAGCTCCGCTCTTCTCCGCAGCAACCGCTTCGCGTAATTGTCCGCCATCTCATTAACCTGTTTTAGCGGCCGCGTGCCGTCTTCGGCAAGCCTCCGCCAGTAATTATCGACGGCCCGCATTTGTCTTTCGGTCAACCCGATATAATTTCGGATTTTCCTCGCCTGTTCATATGGATGCCCGCCCTCCTCAAACGCCTGGCGGATTATCGCCCGGATGGCCTGACGGCTTTCCTCGGTTATCTGCGTAATCAGCTCACCCGTGTGCTGGTTTATAAACTCAACCGCCCTGGGGTTGAGCAGGTCAAATCGAAGCTCCGCTTTCAGTTTTTCGCCCAGCCTCCGGGCGGTGGCTTTTCCCACTTCACCCACGATCTCCTGAAAAGCATCCTTTACGGTTATGAACCCTGCTCCGAATACGCCCCAATCGATCATGTTCTCTACCGAAGCTAAGTCGCCATGCCGTAAAGCTTCCGCCATCCTCGCCACTACAACTTTCCCCTGTGTTGCGGCTACGGCAAGAAAGAAAGCTCTCTTGACTTTATCCAGCTTGCTGTCAGCTACGCGGTGGAGCAGTTTCCACTCCGGGTCTTTTGGGTTTACAGCTTTTAGGATGCGCTGCTTTGGTAGCCTTGAAATGAACATTATTCCTCATCCACTCCCCCGCTGGGCAGATTGGCTACTTCGAGCAGGTACTTCTCAAGCTCTTTGTTTGGGAACAAAGGCATGCCTGCCCCGCTGAGCCGTTGTATAAATTCCCCAAGTTCGCTTAGTTCTACGCTCTCAATGTCCCCGTGGCGAAGCTCGGGGTAATTCTCGACCTTAAAGTCGTTAAGCTTGAACAGCCTTGACACCGCGTGGGTGTTAAACACATTCTCAATCTCGTCCAGGAAAGCACCAATAGCCACGGCAAACAGATTAGTTTTGGAACTTGCCAAAGCGTAGCTCCCCACTTTCTGCGTCCCCAGCATGATAAAATCCGCCAGTACGGTCTGGGCAATCCGAGTGTCGTACCTCTGGATAATAGCACCGGTGTCGAACTGCCGCCTGCCTCCCGTCGAAAGCAACTGAATGTCATACAGTCTATTCCCTTTCTCGTCATAAGCCAGTGGCATGACTATACCTTCCTGCTGGTCGCGACGTATTTTAGTTACTAGTTCTTTAAACTTCCGTTGCGCCGTTCTTTCCTCATCCGTCTGGGGGTTGGCTACATTAGGCGGCACCCACACGATGGGGAGCCCCGCTAAATCACGCTCAATTCCAATACCCTCAATAGCCTCGATATTCTTTTTGAAATAGTAACTTTTATATGCATTTCTAAGAATCGACCTTCCTTCCGGCGAGCCTTTGGTCGCCTCTGTCCTGAAAAGCAGCGACTTTTCTATCGGAATTTCCCTGATTTTATAATCCGGCGGCGCGCTTTGCCGCATAGCTTGTATGCCGCCTTCCTCGTCGAATACCCACTCAACAAGCGTTTCCTGCGCCCGGATAGGGAGCTTGCGCCAGCCGATGCGACCGTCGGTGTATTTACTTCGCTTCGCGGGGTTGCGGCTGTCTCCCATACGGCGCTTCAGGACTATTTCATGCCAGGACCACCCGAATACCAGCATAGACAGAACTTCGCTAATTGTATCTTGCCAGGACATACTCATATCATAGAGACAGCTTTCCAAAAACGCTGCCGCTTCCCTGTCAGCGTTGCTCGTCCCGGCGGCTTCAACCCGCCATGTAACCTGACGGCAGAGCATCTTGATAGCAAACAGAATAGCGCCAATTACCGGGTCGTTATCACGCATTTCTTTATAGACTCGGATGGCTTTAACGCCCTGGAGCTCGGGCAACCACTCCTCGGCTATGTAGCCGCCCCAGCGAGATAAGCCTGTGCTGCCCAATTCAAGGAAAATGTTTGTCTGCGCCAAACCTCATCGCCTCCAGCGGCTTTCGCCTTCGATACTAGTAGGAACAAGAATAGGTACTGCACGACTGAAATGAGTAAAAAGTGCATACCTGTTTCTATCTTGACTGTGATCATTCTGTTTTAATGGTTTGTCTTCGCCTTTCAACTGTGCCTTTGGGTCCCACACATAAGAATTGAACTCAGCAATAGTATGCCTGCAGCTCGGGTCAACAAAAAACCGCTCCTGGGTCAGCATAGACGCCACAAAGCGGATTCCATCTGTAACCTCATTATCCGCACCTTTTACCTGATAACCCCGTTTTCTGAGTTCAGCTATGAAACTGGTGGCCGAGGGGTCGACATATATCGCCTCCGGCCTAATATCACCAAGCCACTCTTTGAAGTCATCGGCATACTCAGCGTCCGTCTTTTGTCTTCCTGCCTCTTTGGAGTCATACCAGTACTCCCTTGTCAGGTAGACCACAGGTTTCGAGTCGTCATTCCAGCCGTAAAGCCCGAATGTGCATGGGTTGCTGGTGCCATAGTCTATCCCTACTATGAACCGTTTCAAACCTGCAGGAGCAAGTCTAACATGTTTGGATTCGTCCCACATGTCATAAACCGCACCTTCAGCCTGCACCCACAGACCTAAGATAAAGCGTTTATACCACAGGCCTACGTATTCTTTTTTAAGCTCTTCAACAAAATCTGGGTCGAGATTTAAATTGTCGTCAAGCTGGAAACGCCAGCGTTTTAAGTTTAGTTCGCTGGTGCGTTCAAGGTAATTTTTATTGAACCAGTGATAGGGCGAGTCCGGGTTTGTTGTCCCGATAAACCGCGCCCCCGGCACTGAAAGCCGGGAAAGCAACATAGTAAAGAAACTCTCCGGCCACAGCGTTATTTCGTCGCCATAGGCTCCGACCAGCGTCATGCCTCGGATTTTACCTTCGGCCCGCTCGTCACTGGCCCCAGCCAGGTATACCCGTCGGCCAAACAGCGTCGCTTCGCCAGCACCACGATTAAGCTTGAAGTGCTTACTCCCTATCACCTGCTCAAGCAGGTCAAGCACGTTGCGCTTCAAAGTCCGTTCCGTCTTACCCACCATGAGCAGTTCGCCTGGCGGGGCTTCGGCTACAAACGCAATCCACGCCACCAGGCTGGCGATTGTCTTGCCGGAACGGACGGAGCCATCGAGGATATTCAAACGTGCGGTGGTATTGACAACAACGTTAAGCTGCTTCCGCGAAAACTTCCCCCAGGCAAAACTCATTCACCATCACCCAGGGCCTTCAAACTCTCCCTGATGGCGTCGGCAAGTTCCTTCAGGCTGCCGTCGTCCTTCTCGGTCTTCTCATCCAACCCCAGGGCCTTCCGCTGGCCTTCCTGCGCCATCTTCAAGACGCTGGCTGCTTTTTCTAACGCATATGGATTGAGCCTACCCGTCTTCTCGCTAACAAAATGGCAGTGGTAATCTTCCACTGCCTCAAGGATTATCTGTAGAAATTTTCCCCAGGCTTCGAGGTGCCTGGTGTTCCAGTCGATTTCATGCTCGATTTGTCTTTCAAGGGCACTGTCAATGATTTTACTTCGCTTTTCCTTCTCTCTTACTTCTTTTTCCCTAAGCCACCCTTTTGTCCGCTTGAAAAAATAACTTGATTTATAGTTCAAGCCCTCACGCTCAGCAAATTCGCGAAGGCTCTTGTAGTCCCCAAGCAAAAACTTCTGTCGTAACGCTTCCCAGTCGTATCGCCTCCGGGTCATCACCTCCCACCCCATTCACCTTGCCTTCATTCCAAAGGTTCAACCGTCACCTTAAACGCCTGCCCCGCCAATAGTAACAACTTTATCGCCTGCACCACGTCTGTGCCGGGCACGTCAAGTTTAATTCTTGCGCCGTCGCCCTGACCATGGACGCTTACGGCACTCTGTATCGGCGGTAGGCTGGCGGTGAAAGTGATTTTCTCCATACGCGCAACTCCTTTTCAAAATACAAAAGCCGCCCTCTGCAGAACGGCTCCTGATAACATTATGGATCAGAATATACCTTCAGGACTGCACGATTTCTGCATGGCTTATCAAACCCATCTCTAATGCGGCCATGACGACCAATTCCCTGCGGTATTTGAAATAAGTGCGCTCTTCAATGTACATCTCCATGCATATTTCTTGCCAGGGCTTGCACTTGCGGTATTTCAGCTCAAACAGCTTCCTGTGGTGTGGCTGCAGGCGCACCAAGGCTCTATCTATAGCGGCAAGAGTTCTGGTCATCCTGGCGATGGCCGCATTTGTGACCAGCCTGACCGCTTTCCTTCCTGTGCTGTCGCTAACCCCGCAGCCTTCACTAGCGACAACATAGCCAGGGCTGGCTGAAGCTGAAATAATCTCCTGCCGCAGCTGCTCCAACTCAGAGCAGGTCAGGTCGTAGTTATATAACTCGTGCTCAATATATCTAAAAATTGCCCTCGGGATTCTTGCCAACCATTGCCACCCCCACCGAAGTATGGTAAAATGAGCTTGGTAAACCTTTCTGGCAAAAAAACGTTGTTGCCTCCCACCCCGGTGGGGGATTTTTTACCCCGCCGCCTCTTCAGACAACACTCCCGCCCGACCTGGCCTCGGCGGCTCTTCCATCACCCGTTTCCACACGCTAAAGGGCAGGCTGAGCCGCGCCAGCTTTCTGTTCCAGCCGAACTGCTGTTCTATGGTTGCCAGCACCCAGGGCTGGCAAAATTCTAAGTATTCGTAAATCCTAATCATCCCTACCATCTCTCACACCACGCGTCTTTTTCTCAGTCTCGGTATAGGCCTCTTGAGTAACTCATACCCCTGTTGCTCGTCCCCACGCAGTTCGTACTCTTTTTCCGAAATCAGCCGGTGGCAGTAGACACACCGCCAGCGGCGGATTTGGTCCTCAAAGTAAACTTCAAAAAGTTTATGATCGCAATGCGGGCACAAAAGATTTTCCTGCTTCACGCTATTGCCTCCCCTGGCGGTATCCCTACCGCAACGATCTTCCCCGGAAACCCGTCATATCTCCATCTTCCTTTAGGGAACAGAACCACCACCCGCTCCCGAAACTTCTTTCTCTGTTCGCGCTCCTTTACTCGCCTTCTTCTCTCCTTCCGGGCCGCACAACCCGGGCGTTTGTGTTGGCACATTACACACCATCCCTTTCTCGGCTTCTTTCCTCGGAGAAGCCGTCAGGGTATCGTTTTTTAAGTTTCTCAATATTTTTTCTAGCAACGCTGTCCAAGCTGATTTGCAGGGTTGTCGCAATGGCTGCTACATACCAGAGAATATCCCCGAGTTCCTCGGCAATCGAGTCTTTATCTAATTTATGTCCGTGATAGAGATACTTTTTTAGCTTGTTCTGGCACTCGCCGGCCTCGCTTAACCCCAGTGCATAATCTGCTAGGTTATCCTCAAATGGACGCTCTTTTTTTAATGTCCTTGCGGCCGCATATTGATACTCATGAAAATTCATAACGTTTCCTCCTTGCAGTAAGCCACAAAACTGGGCGACAACAGGGTAAGAATAGCGTGGAATTTATGCCGTTTTGAAATTCTCTTGTCGTTTAAGAATCCACAACAACGCTTGGGCGGCGGCCTCTTCTCCGATTCCATCAAATCTTTCTCCTGATAAATGATTTGACCCGTAAATGCTGCAATAAGACTTCTTCTCGTTTGGAATTTTAATAAAGTTGTATGCATATCCCCTCTTTTCAATCTCCGCCAGTAGCTGGTCAAGGCGAGGAGCAAAAATATACCGGTCATAAATTTTGTGATATTTTACACGGGGAATGCACTCTCTCTTTCCAGTTTCCGTGTAGTACCAGTCCCCGTCCCGAGGCTCCCACTGGAGTCCTGCTTCTTTAAGTTTTTTTGCTGTCTCTAAGCTTAGTTGATTCGAGAGAAGATTATTCACTTTATGCACCCTCCCAGTAAATTTGAATCCTCATATTTACGTTTAATCTCGAGAGCGATTTGCAATCTCAAAGATATACACCGTTCCTGCTCCTCCCGCAAATGCTGGAGATATTCAGCAATTTTCGTTGCGTACTTTCGAGTTATTTTTTTGCCGTCTATGTAAGCATAACTATGGGAAATAATGTCCCGCAGACCATTTTTGTATTTTGAAATGAGGTTAGAAATTTCGTTTTCTTGTAGCAACACAAGTTTGTATTGCTCTTCAAGAGGTAAATGAGAAAAATCAAATGTGTTTTTGATTTTCCTAAGTTTCATATTATCTTCTCCTTCGCTATAGCCACAATTCCGCCCCCTCTAGGGTTTCACGTAGTTTTTTGTTTTCCTCGAGCAATTCCTTAATTCGCTCTGCCGCCACTGCAGGTAGCCAGAGATCTCTTCTTTCTGTAAGTGCCACAAGTTCTCTCACTAAGAATTCGTCGTCGGAGTAGATTTTTTCTTTGTATTTCATTAACGGGCACTTATCTTTAGAGCACTTATTTTTACAAACAGCTACATTTTCACAAGTCTGGCAACATTCATCTTCCTTATCGCAAAACACACATTCACAGTCTTCACAGGCAATCAGAATATCACGCATATTCACTTAACCTCCTCACTTCATTTTTTTCTTCTTCAGGTTCCGCCAAGTCGAGATACATGTAAACAGCACTCTCTAAACCGTCCAGTGCATATATGAAGTCTATTATCTGATCGCCTGGCACACGGAGCAGATCTTGCTCAAGAGACCCACGTTTGTAAATATCTACAACTCGTTTTGCCGCGTCAAATACACACTGCAACAACGCCGCCTGCTTTTCTAATTCCCGCACCCGCTCCCTAGCTGTTTGTTGTGCTTCTTCTGCAGGCTCATAAGTAGCCTCAAAAATATCAGGTTTGACAGGATACCGCTCACCTTTAATACCTGTCACAATATAGTCGTCTTCAGAAATTTCCATCCAGCCTTCCAGCGTCTTGATTGCAGGGCAGGCAATTCTAATGTCGCCTTTAATCTTTTCTAAATCCTCTTTCGCTACAAATAGGGCGTTTTCAGGAGAACTGCCAACAAAAACCTTGTAGCCGTCTTCCACTCCCGGCTTATATCGCTCAGCTTCAACGACCACAGGTTTCTTACGGTATTTTGGCATCTAATTACTCACCTCCTATTCCAAGAGTTTTCCGCGCTATCTCGTCCTTCTCGCTGCTCGTATAGAGCTCTTGAAATTATTTCTACGCATTTTATACTTATTTCGCAAAAACAAAACTTTTCAGGAGTATTGACATAATAAGATGTTTGTTCTTCTATTTTCGCTCGTATAGCTCTTAATGCTTCTTCTAATTTATTGTTTTTCCTTTCCAACTCCCCCACCTGCTGGAGCCAGTAAATCGCTATCTTATGGATATATCTAAATGTTTCTTTGAGCGGCCCGGTGTAATTCTCAACCGCAAGCTCTTTGAGGAAAAGATAGTCTTTCTGCCAATCCCGCTCAGGCATCCGAACCAGCCTCCTCTTTCTTTTTCAGTTTAAATATAGTTTGTATTGGTGCACTGTAACCGTGTCTTACTTTCACCTCGCCGGGATTTATCCACATTTCTGTTTTCATCGGAAACCTGAGATCAGTAGCGTCTATTCCCGCTTTCTCTGCAGCTTCCGCAAGCTCCGAGCAGGGGTAATAATCCACTGCTATTGTCCTAAAAAACTCTCCGCATCGAGGATCACCTTCTCTCCAGTAGTGTTGGTATTTCTGGAGAAGCTCTCTAATCTTAACAGTCAGATTCTTCTTGAATGACTCAATTTGGTCTTCTGCGAGCGGCTTCAGTTTACTGGTCAGCCAATTCGCAAATAAAGACTGCAGAGGTTCGCCATTGTCGTGTTTAGGCTCTTGTATTACTTTCGCCCACCATTCAACAGCAGCATTGATTTCCTCTTTCACTTTTTACGCTCACCTCCTCTCTTCTGAGAACCGCTTGCAACCGTCGAGCAGCACAAGTAGTAAGGCACGGCCTGCGCGGCTATGGTTTCATTCGTGCCCCAAACATAATATCTTTCGGCGCAAGACTCATAAGAGTTTTTGACGACGTTCCATTTGTTACCCACGTATCGCTCGACAAGTATGTATATACCGCGGCCCATTTTAGTAAACCCCCCTACAAATTCTTCTTTATATTTTTTTATATTCGTGGCCATGTTCCCGCACCTTCAGTATAGTCTGCGCAATCAAGATAGTCCGTTTCGAAGAAATTCGAAGAAACCGGAACCAGATGAATTTGTCTTTTGGTACAGTAGCCCTCTGAAAGTTTGCGCCCCTTTGCATGATTATAGATACAAAGTCCAAATGGACACTTAACTGCCGTTCCTGTAATTATAATTTCTCCGTGTTTTTCCCTGTGTTCAGACATCCAAATCAGCCTCCTTTCTTTCCAGCGCTTTTTCCGACCCGCTCCTCCGGTTTCTCCACAACAAGAGTGTACGTGTAGCTATCGGTGTCCTGGTTGTATCGGGTAATTATTGCGACGCCTTCTGGAGGCAGGTTGAGTTCGGCTTCTTCAAAGGTGATAGTAACGACACCCCCGGCCTTCTTGATGAGAACACAAATCTCTTTGAATCGCCTTTCTAATGTTTTAGCCATGAGGCTAAGCTCCCCGTGCAGGCGCTCGACTTCTCGTTTGAGGTATTTATTCTCGGCAAGCAGGTCAGCAGGCAGGCTCGTTCGGGTTGACGTCATCGGGAGTACCTCCTTTCTTTCTAACACTTTTTCCAACCCGTTCCCCCAGCCTCTCCAGCCGTTCCGCCTGCTGCTCCAGAATGTCGGCACAGGCAAGCAGCTCCTGAAAAATCGGGTCTCCAACCAGCTCGTGATATTCGTCATATTTTCCATAAACGGTTTGGCGGAGCTGGTTGACGTTGTCCCGGACGTTGGACTCAATGACGCCAAGCAGAACCTGAAACGTGAAAATATTAATTTTGCTCTCGTTTTCGCTCATATTCATTCCTCCACAAATTCATATTCGGGGTACTTCAGCAGAAACAGTTTCTTCCGGATGATGTAATCTCGGGTCCTGTATCCTTTCACGTCAATCACCTGAACCCGGCCATCTCGCCAACGAACCAGGAAGTCAGCCGTATATTTTATACCCCGCACTTTTTTCCCTCGATGTTCAAAATCAGAGACAAGCACGAACTCCGGCTGGAGTTGAATATCAACAACCTCACCAGCCCGCTGGAGGAGTTTTAGTTCTATGTATTTTCCTGCTTCCTTCCGGCTGTCAAAAACGATACCATTAACCTCGATCTTCCGGGCATTGTATTTGTTACGCTTATCGAGTTTCATTGCGCACGACCGCCGTCCGCTCAAGGCTCCTCATCACCTCTGCGACTAGATTCTTGAACCACATCTCATATTGCCCGGTATGCTCGGCGTCTACCCGGGCGCACCGTTCCTGCACCCACGGCCTGGACTCAAGCCACTTCCGTACGCGCTTTCGGCTCAAAACCGGCGGAATCTCGCCGCGGACTGCTGCCATGTGGTAGCCAAAAGCCACAAAAGGAGCAAGCTCCTTTGCGTTTCTGATTAAAAGCCTGTAATCTGTCTCCCCTGCCGTCATCTTTCGGTTCCTCCGGTTCTTTGTGGTATCATCCGTAGGGTAGGTTTGTGAAATATAATTTCTGTGCGGATCTCAATTCCTCTGCGATTCTTCAAAAGAGCCAAAACTACTCTCTCACTTTCGCTTTCCATAGCTTCTTTTTTTTCAGGCCGCCACATCCCTATAAGAAAGTCGCATGCTTCCTCCACCGCGCCGGAGTCCCGCGCACTCTCAATTGTCACCGGCTCGGTGCCATCTCCGCCACCTGCGCGCGAAGTCTGATGCAGGCTCAAAATTGCCACATTAAGTTTTTTTGCTAAGTGCTTTAGTCCTTTAGCGATTCTAGATGTAACCTCATACGGAGTTCCTACCCCGCTCTGCATTCTGCCCATATAATCGATTACTAAAAGCCGTGGGCGTTCGCCTAATTGGACTTCTGCTTGTATAGTCAATTCTTCTAACTGCTCTAGGTCGAGACCATCGTCTTCCACAAACCAACAGTGATTGTAGATGTTGTATACCTGTTCTGCATAGTTCATAAAAATTTGATTATTTTTGTACTGTTGGTTGTCCAAATTTTCCACAAATTTTCGAGCTTCCGCCTCCACTATGTTGCCCGTCAGACCAAGAGCCACCTGCACCATACGCTCATAAACTTGTGCCAGCGGCATTTCCATTGTGAAGAAGAGCACCGGTTTGACCCCTGTATCATGAAGCGTCCGCAGAATATTAATAACCAACGTCGTCTTGCCGACCGCGGACCTGGCAATTACTTGGCAAACTTCTCCCGGAGCCAGGCCGCGCATCCTTTCGTCTATCGCCCCGAAGCCCAAGGTGATTCTGGCCCTCCGAAGAGTACGAATATAGTCCAGGTAGGCTTCAAAAGCATCTGTAATGCTTTTTATCCTCGTCTTTGGTTCCCGGTTCTTTTCCGCCCGATATTTGCAAGTACTGTTGCAAAATTCTTTTAGAATATCATCATTACAACCAAAATCATACCCCCGCCCCCCGGCAGACTCCACAATGCGTTTTAGATCTTTAGGTTTGAGAGGCGGCGTGTTTTTTGTATTCCAGGCCTCCAAAATACTTAAAACAATATCTCCCGGAAGGGATTGTTTAAAAAAGTGCGATGCTAGTCGCAAGCCCGCATTATCCCGTTTACCTTCTCCTACGCCTTCGAGTAGCTTCGTAATACACGGCTTGACGGCATACGCATTCCATTTTCCTTTTACATCTGACAGTGATTGAGGTTTAGGTGGTTTTCTGGCTTTTTCTGATGCTTTTTTAAACAACTCCCGTAGCGAATCATTCTTCGAAACCTCAGTTACAAAAATAACCTCCCTGGGCGTTTTTGCCAGATCCAAGATCTTTACGGTCTCCAGGTTCAAGAGTTCTGCCGCGGTCAAAGGAATCTTATATAACCCTGTTTTGGAGTTAATTGTATTCGAAAGACGGAGCAAACGCTGCGAATCGTAAATCGAAAGGTCGATAGTAAAATCATCAAAGAGACCGGAAACCAGTTCTTTAAACACTGCGGGCAAATGCGGAGATGGCTCGTAACCCAACATTTCCGCAGGTATGAGTATATGGAACCCCTTCGCGCCGGAGAAAAATATCCGCAGTTCGTTTATCTCCACGTCGTACCTAACCGCAAGTTGATTCAGGGCGTCCCTTGCCGTCTCATGAGCCTCAGCCAGGTCACGCGAGTCTATGTCGATTGGAATCCAATCAGCATAAACGTATCCCTGGTAACCGGCTACTGTACCGTGCTTGCTAAAATGTTCCCGCATAGCTTCTGGATACCGAAACACCGTCCGGTAGCAATCAACCGGTTTTTCTGGGAGTTTTATTTTTCGCACGTCCACCAGATTATTCCGTTTGGCTGCCCCGCCCACGGCAAGATCTACCCAACAGTAATTTTGGTATCTCAAGGTGGCTTCTCCTCCAGGTTTTTGTTTTGTTGTGTCTCGGACGGTTCAAAAGGTATCCAGTCCAGCGGATCTGCCCGCGCTTTGTTTTTTAGCTTCCACTTGGGCAGATACCTCTCAATCGTTGCCCAGCTGTCCAACTGCTTCGACCAGTACGGATCTCTTTGGGCATCAAGGAAGCAGGCGTGGAGTTCCTCGTGGGTGTAACCTCCTTTGGTGCGGAGTTTACGGATAATGGCGTACTGGCGCAGGTGCCAGTCGCGCTCGGTCGGTGGGATGCCTTGTGTCTGGCGATATTTTTTCATCTCGTCTACAAGCCATTTGTCTTTCTGTTTTGCTTCCTTGTCTTCTTTGGTGTCTTCTTCGGCCTCTTTATCACCCTCAAGCTGTTGGTCAAATTGTTGGTCGAACTGTTCGGTGGGTGTTTGCCCATCAAGAGATTTATCTCTTGATGGATCTAGATCTTTATTTACGGTTACGGTTATATGTTCGGGTATCTGTTTGCTTAACTGTTCGATAAACGGTTCGAGAAACAGTTTGCCTAACTGTTCAGCAAACTGTTTCAACTCTTGCAACAAAGGGCTTCTAGGTAATTCTATGACAACTTTCGCCGCGGCAATTGCTTGGTTTTTATTTTCAATCGGGTTGTGTTTGAGATAGTTTGGGATGAGCAGGAGACGCGTCTCTTCGTCATATTTGACGAACCCATCCTGTAACAGTTCGGCAAACGCTTTACCAAACCGTTGCGGTGACCAGCCCAAATCTTCGCAGGCATACAATTTAGGTAAAACGTAGCACCCGATCATGTTTGCGTGTGGTGAAGACAGGAGATATAAAGCCAGGAGTTTAGCGTCATCCGATCGTTTTCTCATTTTCTCGTCTGTCCAGAACTTTGTTTTTATACGGCAATAGCGTCCTTCCAATTAAAGCCCCTCCGCGTAAGTTCTTAAGTCATATCGCGTTACTGCCCCGTTTCTGCCAAACATATTTGTGAAGAAGCTGCCCATCCTGATCAAAGTTGCTCCGTTTTTCATGAGAAGCCTTTCGTAGAGCGTAGTAAGGGCAAACCAACATCCGTAATGCGCTGCATCGCTCCACATTTTGTGTAGTTTGTCGTCGCTGTAGCATGCCAGTTCCGGCGGAGTCCACTTATACAAGAAGCCTTCGCTCCAGCTTTCCGGCGTAACAACCAGAAAAATCGTCGGAGGAGGAACCTGTTTCCCGGCTATTTCGTACTTAGCGTTGGCTAAATTACTGCTGTACCTGCCGACTTGTTCAACTGCCTCAACAAGCCAATTCATTTTTTTGGCGATCTTTGTTTCAATACCGAGAACAGGGAATAAATTATGGTGAAGCCAGCCCGGATTAGTCTGCACATAGAGATCTACCCAACCTTTTGCACCGCGAATATTGAATTCGTTTGGGTTTTCATGAAAATAAACTTTATGACTATATGGTGGTTCTGAAAGGGTTTTAGCAATTTTCCTGCGAAAAATGATCTCATTTAGCGATTTCTGATTAACAATTTGTTTTAGCATCACTTCGTTTACGCTTACCATCCCTATCCCCCCCGATTTTTACTGCCCCCAGCTTCAACATTTCCGCCAGTTCTTCCGCTTGTTCCGGCATCATCCGCACCGTTTCCCCAAAACGATACGGACGTTTGATTCCGAGCACAATTTTTCCCTCGACTTCTTGACCTCAATAGTTACGGTAGTACTGTCATGAATAGCCAGGTTCATAATCCCACCACCTTATCAAGTTCTTGTGGCCGGCCTCGTTTGCCTGTAAAAATTCCGCCCGGGCCCGGGGAAAGCCCGGGTGGGTGAGGAATCACGCAATCATCCTTTTGAGTTTGTAAATCCCTAAGCATTTTTCAAAAATAAGCCAGTATATAATCATTTCTCGCATACTCCCCAAGCAGTGGTGTTCAAAACCTGAGCCATCCTTGTTTAATTGCAATAAGTGGATTAATTTGGGATATGAACCGAAGCGTTCTTTATAGAGTTCTGCGTATGCCACTACCTGGATTTTGTGTTCTGGATATACTGCATTTGAACTTTTGAAGTCTACAAGGCTCAGTTTTCCGTCAATCACGGCAATTAAGTCTATCGTTCCGCCATAGCCGTATCTTTGGCTTACCAGGCTAATTTCCGTATGCAGGACATCCTGGACGTGGTTGCTTTCCCATTTCAGGTAGGCGTTGAAGCAGTTTCTGGCCTTCTCCAGATCTGCTGGCGCGTACTCGGAAACGTCCGGCTCTATGCCTTTAAGATGGGACTCTATAAGATAATGCGCCAAGGTTCCAATATCAGCGGCTTTGTCCCGCAGCTTATTAGGATCGTTGCCGGCCAGCGCTTCTCTCCTCGCCCAGGCTACCAGTGCGTTTTTATTCCAGCCGAGCGACTCGTTTATGATTGTAGTTACCGATGGAACGATGGTTCCGTTATGCAGTTTGTACTTTTGATGGGCTTTTGTTTTTGCCATTTTTTTCATCCTTTTTTTGATAAAATTACGGCCAGCCAGGGCTTACGCCCCGGCAGCCGTTTCTATTACTTTCTCTTGTAAAACCACCAAGAACTCGTCAAGAGTCTGCTGACTGTCAATAACCTCGGTCAGTGATTTTACTTCCTTCCCAAACAGCTCGCTCGCGTAAGTATGGACCGCTGTCTGGTCCAGGCCGAGTTCTTTTACCTTGGTCCAGAAAGCCGTCCAGTTTATTTTTTCTTTCTCCTGCTTCTCCTGCTTTGGTTCGTCCTGCGTCTCCATTTTTTGGAACATACCGATTAATTCTGATGCTTGTTGTTTTGTCAGTTCTTTGGCTGATTCTACACCGTATCTTTCTTTAATTAGAGCGTGGACGTCTGCGCCTTTCTTCTTCGCTTCAGCGTAAATTTTCTTCAACTGTGCTTCGGTGCAGAAACTGCCGTTTGTAGAGAGCGCGGGCATATTGGCTTCTTCGTAATCCTCCAGGTCTTGCGTGAAAATATCACTCAAGCTCGCCACGGTTAGGGTTGCGTCCACCTGGGCACGTTTTTTTGCCATCTTCAATACTGTATTTGCGAGTGTGTACGGGTCATCATTATCGATCTGGTACTCTACATACTTACCATATTTACCTTCCTTTTCACGCTTTGGCAAGCTGTCTTTGTTTACCCCGTCGGGCAGTTTCTTTTCTGTTACCCAACGACGGGAATACCTGGCCTCTTTGGTATTCGCGTGCCCAACACCTTCGGTAATTTTCAAGTCATTTTTATAAAGAGTGCATTTGACTGTAAAAGCAAAGAAGCCGTTCTCGTAGTCCTGCACTTTCTCGATTACGTCATACTCGCTTGTTAAACCCAGCAACATAAGGATTTTTTCCGCTCCGGGTTTAAGCAGCGTAGGTTTATTTCCGGTTCCCGGTATGATACCGTAATCATGGTCTCTTTTGAGAGTTTTCTGCACTACCGCCTGAAACTGGTGTATCTTTTGCATTGTTGCGGAAACTTGTTGAGGGTTCACATTGTCGATTATGCTTAGACTTGTCGCTGTGCTAGTAACATCTCTCTGGCTGATTGCCATTAACTTTCACTCCTTTCTTTCACACCATTTCTGAGTTAAGCCACCCCACCGTTCATTTTTGAGTGAGGGGAACAATCGCGCACGGGGCAGCCAGTTGTTAGACATCAACATAGTCGACTATTTCGATTTCTATTTCATCAGGGCTTGATAAATCAGATGCGTCAAATACTCTTCTCTCTAGTGAATCAAGCAGTTTTTCTATTTGCGCAACTATATGATCAAGTGCTTGTGTAAGTGCCAGAACAGAACATTTATTTCATTGCAAGATGTCGCAGTTTTGGCTTTTCGCAACGGACAGAGCTTCTTCACTTTCCGTTCCTCCCTTCAGCCTTAGCAAGAGCTTGCTGTAACTGCTTCATAATTGCTTTGTGTATATTCGCCGGATAAATGATGTTGCGATAATCCTGGAGAGCCACTTTGCAGACTTCGTACAGATCCGGTGCAGCGGCTATTAGTTTGGCGTTAGCTTCGCATACGGCTTGTGAGTAATGGCCTGAAAGGCAATCAGCTACTACTCGCCCATTCCAAGTAGCTGTTTTGTCTGCTTTAATAATGAGAGTGCGACCAACTATTTCCCACGGTCCCTTCGTGAATCTCGGCTTATTTATTTACGTTCACCCCCCGTTTCCGGAGCCAGTTCAGGATCTTATCACGCTTAATAACCCCGCCTTCCGGCGATAAGTTTGCGATGAAGTCCCACTTGAAATCCTGATAGAGTCGCTCGGCAGTGTCTCTGTCGGTAAACAGTAATAGGGCGTTCAATGCCAAATCAGCAGGGCCGCTACCTCCATATCCCCAGGCGAAACCATCAGGCGAATGACGTACAACTTGTTGAGGGGACATTGGTAAAGAGTTCTCCATTCCGGCGTTCGAAAATTAAATCTCCATTTATTTGTTCAAAACATCTGACCCAACTTTATGTTTTCGTCTTTAAGAAGGGTCTCGGCCATATTGCGAGTGTTTTCCATTGCTTTCTGGAATCCCTTGCCGTGGTTCATCCCGCCGCAAATACACTTGCACTTGTGCCCGCGCCCGTTATAGCACCGGGCATCACAGCGACGGGTCCCGTTACTTGTGGTTTGACTGATTAATGTAGCCATCTGCTACGCCCTCCTCTTGTCCCGATTTGGTTTCTTCCCAGATAAGGTTGCTGTGATAGACCTTGTGAAGTCTGTCAGCAACCTCTCTGATTTCCAATTCCAACTCTCCCGCGGTTGCTGCCTCTTCTACTATGCGATCGATTTCATCAACCGCTCCGATTATGGCGTCTTTGAGCCGGTTGATTTCATTCATGGTTTCTTACACCCCCCAGATCGCCCGGATCTGGTGCACCAGCCAGGCGATCATTAAGATCGTTAAGCCGGTGCCGACGATAATCGTCATCGTGTTCATAAGCGTTTCGAATTTCTTCGCAGTTATGAACCCGGCCAGGGCATCTGCGAGCTTATCCCACTTATCCACAGGAATCATCCTTCCGTTTTTCCCATCTTCCAAAAATCTCACCGCACTTTCTACATCCCCAAGCAACCAGATCAGCTCTAACACCCTGAAGCATCACTTGAATTACGGCATTAGTAATGACATGCATTGCGTATCGGGCTCGAGGTGAGCCGGATTTGATGAAGGAACGGATGTTTGCGGCTACAACGGTCTTGACATCCCGATATTCTTGCAGATCATAAACTTGAACTTGCGTTTGATTTAGCATTTGTGATATACTCTCCTTGAAGGTTAACATTAAGCTATTTCTCGTGGCCCTCCGCTCAGGATCTGCTGGCGGAGGTCTTTTATTTGTGCCTTCTGGAGGCGCTTCTGTATCTGCTTTGCGCTGTTTTGCAAAGTCAGGCCTCGCATGGCACATTTTCTGAGTTCCGGCAGGGCGTAGGCCAGAAATCCTCTGACTTTTCCCTCGTACCTGATTCTCATGCTGCTTTTCCCTGGTTCAAAAAAGTTCACAATATCTAACACTTGTTAGATTTTTGTGCAACCGGCCTCCCTATGACCAGGCTTTCGCTCCTTTCGGATTGGATTTACCTGCTCCTGGGAGCAGGCACGCGACAGGGAGGCCTCGGCCCGGGAGTCCCACCCGGTGCGCCCACGGAACGGCTATCCGTTCCCGTACCCCAAGCCATAACAGGTTGACTGGAGCAGAGGCGACGTGCTCGCCGCCGCAGACGCCGCTCTGTTAGAGCGCCTACCGGTTTGTCCGATACCGGCTAAACGGCCTCACCGATTATTCCGGGTCATCGGTATTCCTTCCTCAGGCACCGCTTCTGTCCCGTTCATCGGCTTCCCGCCTCGGGCTGCTCACTTAGAGCACTCACGGCATCTTAACTATTTTTGCATTCGTTATGCTTTGTTAATATTTGTTGGCTTGTTGGTAGCTGTTATACCCTCCTTTCTGTTAGAAAATTAGGAAAAAAGATCACTTTACAACTTTCAACTTCGCCCGCAGTTGCTCCGATTCTTGTTTCCAGCACTGCAAGCACTGTTTTTGTATTACTTCGTCAATCACGGCTCCGTAGCAGCACCAGCAAAGCGGAATGTTACGGAGATAGAGAACTTCACCGGGTCCCAGTTGCACGCGGCAGTTCGCGCACCTCAAGATGTTCGCCTCCTTTCGGTTTTTGGTTAACTATTTCAAATAAAATCCTGGCCGCCCGGTCGAACTCATCTCCGGTTTCCCGGCCCGGAATTTCCAGGCGGGAGACGGGTTCGCCGTTGCGGGTGTGAGTGTATATCACCATTGCTCCACCTCCACTTTTGTCGCTAAAAAACCGCTTTTTAAAATCGGGTCTCCGGTCGGGAGAAGATAACCATCATTGACCCGGGGGCCTCAAAACAAAACACCGACAGCCGGAGACCTAGTGGCCTTCGGTGCCGGTGGATTGTGTATTTGCACGCATTTTGCGAACATCTTTTCCAAAAAAAATTTTTTCAATCGGAACTCCAAAAAAATTTGCAATGCGTTTTGCTGTTTCGAGTGCCGGTGTGCGTAACCCTAGTTCATACATTGCTATTGTACTAGGCTTCAAATCAAGTGCTTTTGCTAATTGCCTTTGTGATAAACCTCGTTCGCTTCGTAATTCTTGTAATAGCTTACTTTTCATAACAATCACCTGACAATCACCTGCTCCCGTTTCGTGAACACTCTTTATCTACTATAATAATCACATATCGTAAGCATGTCAATAGTTTTTAAAAAAATTTTTCGCTTTATGTGAGCAGGTATTAAAACTGCTCACATTGAGTGATAATATTATTATAGGTGGGTAAAAATGAAAACTTTTGCGCAAAGATTAAAACAACTGAGAGAAGAAAAAGAATTAAGCCAACGAGAATTAGCAAAACTGATTAATATTGCTCATAGCACACTTGGAATGTACGAAATAGGTGAACGAGAACCTGATTTTAATACAGTTTCTCGTTTAGCTGCTTTCTTTAATACCTCTGTTGACTACCTCCTCGGTCGTACCGACGACCCCCGACCAATAGAAAAAATAGCCGAAGCCTGGCCTGTAGAGAAAATGGTGTCTGTTCCTGTTTATGGCGAAGTCAGGGCTGGCGATTTGATGTTTGCACAGGAGGAAATTCTCGGTTATGAATTTTTGCCCGCAGAAGATGTGCAGGGGGGTGAATACTTCTTCCTGAAAGTCAAAGGAGACAGCATGATAAACGCCCGTATTTGCGAAGGAGACTTTGTATTAGTACGTAAACAGCCCGTCCTGGAAAACGGGAAAATCGGGGTAGTGCTGATAGGAGAGGAAGCTACAATAAAACGATTTTACAAGCAGGGGGATTTGGCGATTTTGAAGCCGGAAAATCCGGCCTATGAGCCCATCGTTGTGCCTTTGCGAGATGTGGTTATTATAGGAGAAATAGTGGAAGCCAAAATAAAGTTTAGTTAGTCGCTGAAGATGGTTTGTACTCATTTTATAAAAGGAGGAGAGACGGTTGAAATGCCCCAAGTGCGGTTTTGAAGATGAAGGAAAATTTTGTAGCGAATGCGGTTCTCCGCTGGATGAGATTGCTCCAACAAAGCCAATTTCGCAAAGTCCGCTTATCACTATCGAGTTTGGGAAATCAACCTCGAAAAATTATGACTTTGCCGTAATGGAAGCATCAAAATATCCCACCTATAGCGAATCTAAGGTCGGAAAAGAAATTTTACATAGGGTATCTCTCCAATTCGACCAGATTAAAGAAATAACATCTCTGCTGGATTTAGTTGGACAGTGGAAATCGACAAGAGTATATGTGGATGACCGTCCTGTCCTTTATGGAGACATTGCGCCGGTTATTTATTGTTATTCTGAGCGACAAAAGGCATTTAACCAGGAAGATTATTGCTTCGGGCGAGATGATCCACAAACTCATAATGACAATGATTTGGGGTGCAGGCATTGCGGTATATATCCATACGGTTATAGAGGATTGCAAGGCTTAGGTGAAATGCAATCCGATGGTACTTTTGCAATAGATAAAGATAAATTGATTTACACGGTTGGGCGTAATCTCGAAAAGTTTATGATATGTCCGGCGCTTAATGCAAATAAAATAAAGCAAAAACTAGAAATTTTTCCTGCTCAAATCAATCCAAAACGAAATAGACAGTGGGAGTATGTAACGGAGTATGCTGAGGATAAAGAAGTTGCAGTGGCCGTAAGAAAGAAACATCCCCAAACCGCCAAAGGGCACGTAGTAAAAGATTATAAGAGAGAAAGCACTTCAATCAACATAGAGCTTTCCGATGCCAAAAAAGACCAAGCAACAAAAACAGGTTGCCTGTTACCGGTGTTGGTTTCTATAATAACTACTTTATTAGTTTTTTATTTTTTAATCAAATAGAGGTGGCCTATGCTCCGCGCCGCAATCTACGCCCGATTCTCTTCCGACAACCAGCGTGACGAATCCATCGACGCCCAGGTGCGTCTCTGTAAGGAGTACATTAAAACTAAAGGGTATGCCTTGGTGAAAATTTACGCCGATGAAGCCATCTCGGGCCGAACAGATCAGCGTCCCCAATTTCAACAGATGCTTGCCGATGCGAAGGCCGGGCTTTTTGATGTAATCGTTACGGACAAGGTGGACAGGTTCGCCCGGGATAAATGTGATTCCGCCGTCCACAAGAGATATTTGCGGAAGAAATGCGGCGTCCGGGTGGAGTACGCCTCTCAGCGAATCGACGAGACACCGGAAGGAATGATGCTGGAAAGCGTCCTGGAGAGCTTAGCTGAATATTACTCTATGAATTTGGCCCGCGAGACTATGAAGGGCCTCACCGAGAACGCTCTCCGGGGCTGGCACACCGGCGGAATCCCGCCGTTCGGATTGAAAGTCGTCTCTCGAATTGTCGAAGGGAAAGAAGTTAAAACTTACGATGTTAACGAGGAAGAGGCAGCCGTCGTGCGTCGCATCTTCGAGATATACGATGTCGGCGGGACCTACGGAGATATTTGGACGGCCACGAAGGAAGATGTGATCCGCTTGCGCGGCAGGCCGCTTTCCAAGAACTCCATCCACGACATCTTGAGAAACGAGAAATACACCGGAACCTTTGTTTTCAAGAAAGGAACTAAAAAAGAACACAGGCATACACGGGCTGACGTGATTCGAGTTTCAAACGCTTTTCCGGCAATAATTTCCCGGGACCTGTGGGAAAGGGTGCAGGCCAGAATGGACAAGAGAAGGCAAAGCAACGCCGAGTGCGCCCGCGGCAGGGCAAAGGAAGTGTACCTGCTCTCCGGCCTGATTTACTGCGGCAGGTGCGGGTCCGCATTTGTCGGAAACCCCGCCCGGGGGAAGACGAAGAAGAGATACGCTTATTACAAGTGCGGCCTGCGGGACAGATCGAAAGAATGCCGCGCAAAGACGATAAGAAAGGAAACGGTCGAGCAGTTTGTTATTGAAGATTTAAGGCGGGAAATCTTTAGCCCTGCGGCTAAGGCCAGGCTTCGGGAACGGTTTGCCGCCTACTTGGAAGAAAGGCCGAAGTCCATTGAAAAGCGAATTGCCCAAATCAAGTGGGAACTCGCAGGTGTGAACAGAGTAATAAACAATCTCGTAAATGCCATTGAGCAGGGGAAAGGCAGCGCCATCCTCATCGAACGCTTGCAAATGCAGGAGGAGCGCAGAAATATCTTGCAGGCGGAACTGCTCAACCTCGAAAGCAAGAAAGATAATCCGGTCGAGATTGACCTGGTTGATACGCTCCTCGAAAAAGCAGAAAGGGAACTTGAAAAGGTAGAGGACCCTAAGAAGCTACGTCAGCTAATCCAGCTTTTCGTCGAGCGGGTAACCGTTTATGATGATAGGGTAGAAGTCGAACTGAAAATAAAACTCCCCACCGGAGACGGTCCCGGCGGGGGTTTGGTTGCGACTGGTAGCCCCAACCTGCACTGGGTCGTAACCAAAACCGCACACGAGCGGTTAAACAAAAAGCCCCTTCCGGGGGCATTTTTTATTTGCTCTCCAGGAGCTTCCTCGCTTCCTCCGCGGGGATTGCCCACTCCAGTTGCGAGTTCATCTCCCGGGCAACCTTCTCCGCTTTTAGCTTCCCTTCCGCGCACATCTGGCGGATGCGTTGTCCGGTGACATCCGCCAGGACGGAGAGCTCCTCGGCATGCACAGAGACTCCCATCTCGATTTTCGCCCGTACCCGGCACATGCGGACCATGATGCCGAGAGGGGTGTCCCACCAGGCCGCCGGGATGTCGTAGCTTGTAGCGGCCACCGGCGCCCAGAGGAGCTCGCAAAGCTCCAGGATAATCTCCTCCATCTCCTCCGGCTGCGGCCCCGTTCCCCGCGCGTAATCCCAGCACTGCTTCAACTCGGCTGCGAAGGGAAAAGGAAATTTGTCGGAACCGACGGTTACAGGCGTGGGCTGGAGCTTGAATCCGGACTGAATGCAGTCCAGGCGCATTGCCCAGAAGCGGACCTGGGAGAGCAGAATTTCCATCTCCCGGTGGAATAGTTCGTCGCTCATGTCGCGGATTTTCAATTTTGAAAACCTCCTTAGTTTATGCCTGCGGTTCTAGACAACGCCTCCGGATTTTCTTTGGCTCCGGGTGGGCCGGGTATTTTTTTAAAAAGGGCAGGGCGGTTAGCCCTTAACCCACTCTAACCGCCCGCGGCGACTCACAAAATGGGGATCACCCTCGGGGCGGTGGCCGATGACTTTATAACGGCCATCGGCAAAAGTAACCGTACCTGCACCATCGTAGCTGGGGGTATATCCCCAGCTCGGGGTTTCATAACTAACGTCTCGTATACCCCCGATTTCTAATGCAACGCGAAGCCGTTCGCCATGTGTTGCTTTAGCAAAAGATTTCTTCAGGATTTCGGTAGCGGGAAGCAGGAAATTCCTGCATTTCCCGCAGGCGGTGAGAGTGTTCACACCCCCACCGTAAAGCTCATTCTTGTGCCCACAGTGTGGACATATAGAGGTTTTCGCCATCTTTTTCCAACCTCCTTAAAATTTTTTTATTTCCGCCAATCTCCCTTGCGGGGTTGCCGGGATTACGGCTCCCGGCGGGCTGGGATTCTCAAAGTGCGGCACGAGTTCCATCAGCGAAGCGCACATGTGCTTCGTCGATGATGAGTTTATGTAATGGTTTGCGGTGGCGACGAATGAAAACATTGAAATATGGGCTGTTGGGATCTGTCGTTTCGAGGTTCTTTTTATATTCTTCCGCCTCCTTTAAGGAGGTGAAAGTTTGAATTATTTGGAATCCTGCGCCTTGGTGTCCAGACGCGGCGATAATAGTGTAATACATCTTAATTTTCACCTCCTTTTTCTCTTTTCTCCCCTTGCGGGGTGCCGGGGATTGCGGCTCCCGGCGGGCCGAAGTTTTAAATTTCAACTGTTACGATTCAACTATCCCCGTTTGCGTCTTGAGCGCGAGCGAGGACATCGAGTGAATGGTTTTCGGTGCGCTCATGTTGGTGATGAGTGATAATATCAACAAGTTTTAAATCTGGATGTTGGCGTGCAAAAGCACGTTGCACCCGCTCGACAAATAGTTTATTGATAGAGCTAACGACGTTGGAATTTAACATTTTTTTCTCCTCCTTTTCGCGCCCCTTTTTTGAGGCCGGCGCGGTTTTTTTCTTTTCTTTATTGTATTAGGTATTTCTACACATGTCAAGCAAATTCCTGCAAGAAAATTAAAGATGAGAAAAAAGTCCTATTTTTGCGCGCAAAATAAAAACCCCGGAGGCTGTTGACCTCAGCAACCTCCGGGATTCTTTTCAAAATAGCACTATCTAAAATTTATCTGTGAAAACATGCCGGAACCGCCACATCAGCACGCCGTCCAGATTGCTTGCTCCCAGTTTATCGAATTCTGGGTCGAAGAAGGTTGTCAGCCTCGTTTTATCCCACCCCACCACAGGGGCGTAGAGATCATAGACACTGGCATAAGGGAGATTGTTGCTAAAGATATGCGCCCATACGTCCTTCCAGGACCAGTCCGCTATGGGCCAGCACTCAAGGATCACGCCAATGCTCTGCTCTCTATTTATGCGTCTCCTGCGCTTCAAAGACTCCTCTCGCCGCAGGCCGACAAAGGCCAGGTCATAACCTTCTTCTTTCAACTTGGGCACTAGTTTGCCGAGATATTCCCTGCCCAGGACGTTTACCGCCCTGCGCCCAAGCCGTTTATACTCGGGGCTGGTCTCCACACGGATATTCTTTGCGCCGATTTTTTTGGCATTATTTATAAATTCAGCTTCCAGCCAGCGCGGGATGTAGTAGGGGCCATAATCCCAGTGAAGAACCAGCACATTCGGCTTCTGTTCCATCACCAGGTGCAGAACGCAGGTAGAGTCTTTTCCGCCAGAAAAGGCTACGTAAGGTTTCTTATTTCTCTGCAACGCCTTCCTGATTATATCCCGTGACTCCTCGACTTTTTTCTTGTGCTCATCCATTTCTGCCCATTTGCGAAGGACTTCTTTCCAACCCATTTTTAGATCGTCCTCCCCCGAGCTTTAATCCAGTATTGGCTCCAGTTTTCTCCTGGGAATCGGTTTTGTGTAGCATTTCATATCTTTCCGGTACGGCGCGTACTGCGAACACTAACACTTGAGCTTACACCTCGCCCCCGGAGGCACGCATAGGGCGACATTGCGTGGCTCCCAATATGGCCCTTTGTATGCAATGTAAGTGGCGTCGTCATATTCTTCGCACATCGACACGGGGATCGGCCTCATAGCAATGCCGTTAGCTACTAGAGACCAATCCTCTTCCATCTCCTCAAAAACTATGTTCTTAATCGCGCCGAAGCCAATTCTATTGTCGTTCCCCAAGCTCACGAGATAACTCCTAATAAGGCGTTCTATCAGCTTCATGTCGCCATTCACGTAGAAGATAATTTCTTTCGCGGGAATATAGACTTCCTTCATGGCATATGCGCGGAAGTGGCCAGATCCAATCCTGATCTTCTTCTGCCTCAAGTTCCCCGCCCAACGTTCCTCAAAGCGTTTGTAGATCTGGGTCAGATGTATACTGTGCGGCGAGAATAAGCTCACACTGCAGTGGTATATCTCGCCCGTCTTTTTGATTGGCAACAGTCTTCTATTACCTACTTGCTCAAGGTATGGAGTCAGATTCAGCTTTTTCGGTAGCACAAAAAAATCTTGTCCAAAGGTGTCCATCATGATCAGGTGCCCCAGCAGGCCATCGAAGTTAATCCAGGGAGTAGTAACACATACTGGAGTGCGTAACTTAAATGTGATCTTGAAAGGAATAAATCTATTCCACCGCAAGGGCGGAGCAAGGCTCGCTACGTGCTGGAAATACTTGATTTCATCCATCATCATAGCGTATTTTCCAGCTCCTGCAATAAAACTTTAATGTCGTCCTTCTTCTCCTTCACAAATTCCAGATACAGGCTGGTGTCGGGTCTGTTTTTGTAGTTCAGCATAACCTTTCCGTCCCCGCTTGAACTTCTGCCACCTACATATGGCATCATCTCGAATAGGTCGAGCACTCTGCCGAAGCAGCTCTTCTGCAGCTCGTCCGGGAGCTGTAATACAAACCGATGATAGAATTTCGTCCCGGGCACAAAACATTCGTAGTCAACTTTCATCTGCACCGCCTGCTCGCCTTCTTCCCTTTCCGCCCGTAGATCATCTCTGCGCGTGATGAAGCTCTGGTCGGTGAACACACGTATCGGCTGGGAAGCGCGCTGGTCGTTTTGGTATTCTGAAGGCAGATAATCTTTATATTCCGCACATATGGGCATCATGTGCTCAACGATGAGAATCCCCTGAATCATCTGGTTCCCTATGGCACAGCCGAATATGGCGGCGGGGATGATGAGGTTCCTCACTCTTTTCCTGAGTGCCAGGTCTATAACGCCTGTGGCCTCTTCCGTGCTCTCCAGGACGCCGCCGGAAAACAACGAGTGGTACACCTTTGCGTTGGTGAGTTCATAACCCACTAGGTCCAAAAAATCCTTCATCGCCAGCCTGCGGAGTTTGCCGCGGATGCCGTTGCCGGATAGGTAAGGAATCGGGACCTCACCTACGCCGTCCACATATATCGTAATGGTCCGTAATACCGGCGTGGACCCGGTTTTCTCGTCACCACCGTGAAAAATCGGCGTCAGCGCTATTACAGTACCCTCAATTTCGAAAAACTTTTTATCCATCCGTCAATACCTCCTCTAAGTTTGAAGGAGCCAACTCAGAATTATCCTGCTGGCGCTTAGCGGCACGTTTTCTCTCGTCTCTTATCTCCTTTGCCCGCATGATCGCCAACATGGACATAGGGATGTGCTCAGTATACAGCTTGTTCAGCACTTCTCTCTCGTGCGGGCGCAACTCCTGGATCAACTCCAGCGCTTCCGCAGGCAGAGATTGAAGCCCGAAGTAGTTTGCTAGCTTACTCACAGCTTCGTATAGCGTAGCTCTACGACTGGCAGCCCTCACGCGATGGTTGAAGATGTCGTGAGGGTTCTTGCTGGTCCGCATCTTGCTCCAGTCGACTGCGTTGTAGATTATGGCCAGTAGTTTGACGATCTGCTTTTCCCTCTGTTCGCTATCTGCGTGTGACATCAACAATCACCTCCCACAGGGGATCCCCCTTGTATTTTGCCAGTTCCCGCAAAAAGTCCTGGTGCCCCTGCTGGAACGCCTTCTGCCAGGTCTTAGGTTTGAATTCCCCGGCAAGCAGTTCCGTTTTTCTGATGCCGAGTTCCAATGCTCTAGCCACTTTGCTTGTGTATGCTTCCGCCTTATCGCGCTTAAACAGTATGGGCACATCGTACTTTTCGTGGGAGAAGAAGTAGCGGTTGGGATTGCAGGCTATGCGGTTCAGGCAGGTGAGCCAGGTCTGGCGCTGGCCTTGCTTGGCGATATGGATAAAGAACGGTGGCTCAGGTGGGTCAAATAAGACATCTGAGGCTTCGTCGTTTTTGAACGTTCGGAAGCCAGCAGGTGAGGCTATCCACGACCGTTTGCGGAAGGTCTGGTCGGAGAACAGAAAAGCGCACTCAGGGCACATGCAGTTGCCTGCGTACAGGTAGCTCCAGCCGGTGAAGTTGCCGGAGACGCATTTCTTAACCGGAAGCCCGCGCTCTGTTTCCCGGCAACATACAACGCATACTCCGGCTGTTTCCCCTTCGACCACACTCTTCTTTGTAGCAGTCAATAAAAGCTCGCCCAGATTCAAGTTTCCATCCCTCTTAAAACCCTCTTAAAAAAAGTTTTCCTATTTCTTATAGATAATTATAACTCTCTCAGGTTCAATAGTCAAGCCTCAAAAAAACAATACAAATAAAAAAGCCCTGCTCAAAAGAGCAGGGCCTCATAACGCCCGCCGTTCGCAACGGCAGCCTAAGTCTACCGGAATGGCGAGGGCATGATAACTATTTTTCCTTTTTCCCAAACGTTTGTGGCATCTTCTTGCCGATAAAGAAGGTCAAAATTGCAAAGAACCATGACTTCATGTCTGCATCTAATTGCATGTCCATGAAATACGCTACGATGATTGCCCCCAGAATAATCAACCCAAAACCTACCGCCACAATGTCCACAAAATCGGCGTCCTTTAACATTCACTTTCACCCACCTTTCTTTTGCGTTTTAAGCCACGAAAATCACCGGCCTAATACAAAACCATTACCCCACAAAGAACTCCCTCTTAAAATCGAATCTAGCAATTCTGGGGCTAATTCGGCCTAATCAGCCTGGCTTGCCTGCCTTCCCATTTGACCAGGTAGCCCATATTTCCGCCGACGAAGCGGACAGGGACGAGCATTCGACTCTTTTCGGAAATTCTGGCAGGTTCGTCCATCAAGATTTCCCTGCCATCAACGTCTGCAAGGACGCTGTCAGGGCGCAGGATAATCTCCTTTGCCTGCCTCGGAACTACGGCGTCTGTAGAAGTCCATGATTCAAAAAAATACCAGCAGACGTCTCCGCCACCGGTCGGGTCGAAATGCGTCAACACGAACTCGTAAGGCAAGTAGGCGTAGCCTCCCTGCCCCCACTGCGTTCCCCAGGAATTCCGCAGAATGAACGCGTGCTTACTGTCGTCATAGCCGACCAGGGCGACGGCGTGCCCTCCAAGAATGCGTCCCCGGGGAATCGGGATGACATAATCCGGAGTTTTAACGTCGAAGAAGTTTTCGCAGACAAGCAAAGCTCCGACGATGGGGCCTTCCCGACTGATTGCTTCTTTCATCAATTGGACGGCCCTTTGTCGCTGCTCTGGTGTATCTGTCGGATCTGCCAGCTTTGCGTAGGAAGCTATCACGTAATCTTCGGCGGCCTCGTGGTGAAAAGACCTCACTTCGGGAACCTTCGGAGCGGATAGACTCAGCAGTTCTGAATAAGGCAAGCAATCCTCCGAACACACGCCATAATCTTTGAGAACCTTGTACGCGACTCTCAAATACGTCCCTTCGCGGTCGGGTATTCCATCTTTCTTTTTGCACATGGCGTAGAGGTAAGCCGCGGACAGCCCGTTTGCCGGGAAGTCTCCTTGCGAGATTTCCTCGAAGGCTTTGTCCGACCAGGCAACAGCGCACGCCGCGCACGAGCCTCTACTACCCTGGTTGAAGACAGGCGGCAGGTTCGGCCTGTAATCAACCTTGTCTGGTAGTGGCGTTTCGGGAGCGCGCGCCTGCAAAACGCGCTCGTACAGGAAGTCCCGCTTGTCCGGCGGGCTGGGCTGACAGGGCAACAAAAAATCCCCGTACTGTTGCGGGGATTCTTCTACCGTTTTTCGCAAATTAAGATAATTTTCAAGCTCAATCAATTCTTCTCTTCCCCTCCACTCTATCTAGTACCCGGTTGATTACCGTTGCAAACTCGCCCCACTGCACAAGCACGCTCGGCTGCCGGGGCGTGTTGATAATGCCGCGCTGGAGCAGGCGGTCGATTTCCTCTTGAGGATTCCACACGCGCTTCCGCTCCAGGTTCAAAAACACGGCAATGCCTTCGGCAACCTTGCCTGTGAACTCGTCCACAAACGCCCCGTCCCGCAGTAAAGCAACATCCCTTGCGCTATTCACGAAGCCGCACTCAAGCAAAACGGCAGGCGCAAGAGTGTTGGCAAGCACATAATACCTTGCGAATTTGTGGCCTCTGTCTTTGAATTGCACTTCGACCTCCTCGTCCCGCAGGTTCTCCACACCGTCAATTACGACTTCCTCAGCCTCGCTTAACGCTGGTGTGATGTGGTGGTACGCCATCAGGAAAGGCGTAATTGCCTTGTGGATTTCCTGCTGCAATACCCTTGCGCGGTTGGCGTTAGGAAGGACGAAACTCTCAAAGCCGTTTGCGCCGGCGGGACCGTCATTGATGTGGAAGCTCACGAAGCAGTCGGCACCAGCGCGGTTGGCGATGGAGCATCTGTCGGCCAGGGTAACATAGGAGTCGCTGATTCGCGTCATTACAACAGAAACACCCTGATAGTTCCGCACCAGGGCGTCCTGAGTTTTCAGGGCCAGCTTCAAGGCGTATTTTTTCTCGACGATAAAGCCACACGCGCCTGGGTCGCGGCCCCCGTGTCCGGCGTCTATCGCGACGCAAGAGTTAACGGCCATTTAAACCACTTCCTTCACTTAAATAGCTGCCCGCCTAGCAACCCTAAAAGGCAGGTGAGAGCCGCAAACAAAAAGCTCGCCCAGTTGGGCAAGCGGTTTGCGATTCTATCCAGTTTCTTGTATAGTTCTTTGAACTCCTCCCGATTTTCCTCCACGTGGCCGTTGAAGTCTTTCCTGAGACGGCAGATCTGCTCGCCGTGCTTGGCGAGTTCGATTTCGGTTGTGGACAATGGCTCCCACCTCCCAGAAAATTAAAACCGCCGGAAAGGCGGACGTTGCATAATTTACTGGACAAAAATTCCATGGTAAAATGGTTAAAACTTATTAAGAGGAGGTCTCTTTATGAAGCGTTTCTCTGTTGGCCTACTTTCTGGCTTGATGATCGGCCTGCTACTGGCTACCACCACCTTTGCTTTTGCTTCCCAACCCATAAAGCTTGTCGTCAACGGCAAGGAGATAGTCTGTGACTCGCTAGCATTCATTAAAGACGGTCGGACGTTCGTTCCAATACGATTTGTGGCTGAGGCACTGGGAGCAAAGGTGGAGTGGGATGGCGCAACAAATAGTGTAGTTATTACTACAGCTGAAAAAATAAGTTCTCCACTAGGAGGGAGTCCTATGACTTATTCTATTGGTGAGAGTATACAATTAGATGAGATTAAAGTTGTCGTGCATAACGTAGACTATCTTACCTATCCATCTGGCGAGAAAAGACATTGGGTGATGACCAGAGATGACTACCGGATGTGCCTCTTAGATCTGGAATACACGAATATTACAGACGAAGCCATATACCTTTATAGATACTTACCTTTTCCGCTTGACGAGTCGGGAAAAGTCATCGTCGCTCCGCGTAATGTAGTTAGGGGCTTCGCTCCCGAAGAAAATTTTGATGCTATACCTCGTATCCTGGCTCCAGGAGAAAGCACAAGGTTTAAATTCGACATCGGTATACCCATCGATAGGGTGCCGTTAAAGGCCATCAGAATAGACAAAGCGGTAATTTCGCTTCTTCAATAGTCCCCACCGCCCCTGCTTTGGACGAAAAGTTGAATAACCACATTTGCAACGATGCGCCCGAGATTATCGGGCGTTATCGTTATTTCATGCCAGGTGCCCCGGGTTATCTTGCCTTCTCCGTCTTTAGCAAGATAGGGGACAATATCGATGTCAGTTTCGCTCAGGCTAAGCCCCGGCACCTCATTTCCGTCAACTTTAACTGTTACTGCCGTCGGGGAGGGACCAAGATAAATGCCATAGTCGATTTCATGGGTATGGTCAGGCAACTGTATCTGGTGTACGTGTGTGCCACTACTATCTGCGGTATATATATCGAGATTATACGCACCACTCCAGTCTTCATTAATGCCTATTGTTCCCCAAGTTTCATTGCCTGGAGTCGGGTCGATCAACGCTCTAAATGTTGTCAACCAAGAGGTTTGATATAAGTGATCGTGAGGTGGATCACCGGCTGTACCCGTATAATCCGTGTAATTTGCGCTATCTCCTTCGAGTTCAAAAACCCTGTGACGGTGGTCGCCGCCGCCCTCTGTAGTTTCCAGAGATGCTCCTCCTGCCTTTGTTGCTTTAGAGTAAGCTCTAAACTGCCCTGTTTCGTAACTGAGTAGCACCTTATTTATCCGCACCGTTTCTTCCGGAATATAAAACCTTATCACCGCCGGATTATCTGGGTCGCAGTTGTCCGCGAAATCGTGGCTGTCTAGATTAGTAGCGCCCTGGGCGTATACTTCATTTATGCGGGTCCTGTCAGCTAACTCCGCAATACTGCTGGCAATATCCTCTGGCTGGTTGGCGATTTCAAGCCGTATGTCTCCAGGAGCACCGGTCACGTCAGACTTGGAGATGCCCACTACTCGACTGGTGAAATCAATGCCTAGTTCTTCATCTATCACCCCCACCTGAGCTCCAAGTTGAAACTTATCAATCAGATCCCTGGTTAACTGGTACAAATCAGCAGCTTCAACCGAATAAGTTACCCTGGGTATCTTCAATTTCTCCAGCATAGCCCTGGCTGTCTCATACAAGGTCTCCGCATGCTCATACCTGCGGTCTACCCACACCCGGGAGATAATTCCATACTGTGCCTGCGTATCAGTGTCAATGTAAGGCTGGCCGGTGGGGTTGACTTCCTCGATTGTAAGTTGGTTGACCCCTTCGCCGTAGCCCAGAGCATAGAGTCTGGTGCAGAGATGGGTCGGGTCTTCTTCCTTGGTTACGCCACGGAGGTTTTTCCTGTAGCGGATTTGCGGTCCAGGTTCGTTGCTGGCGGCCAGGAGGTTCAAAGTCCAGGGGTAACTGGTTGTGTCCCACGTCCACATATAGTCTTCAACGAATGGCTTCGGCACGGCAAACAAGGCCGCCAGTAAGTTCTCATTCTCGAACTTGTACATAAATTGCTTGCTGAATTCCACCGTGCCGAGTTGCCAACGGGTCGTGGTCTGGGCGTTCAGAATGTACTGGAGGATGCCGGCGGTGTAAATTCCGGTGCCGCCAATTTGGTGATACCGAAAGAGCACGTCATCAAGTAAGGTAGCCAAGACGTGCTCAAGCTGATATGTTATCGTTTTGCCGTCCTCGCTTCGCATCGTCTTGATCGGGATGATGCGGAAGAGGTCAACCCGCTCGTTACCGTCAAAGATTTCAACAAAACGCAAAGGTTGGCATTCGGTATTTTTCGGGTCGTCTGCTGGCAAAGAGAAACGGGCCGTCCAAAGTTCGTTGAGATGCTTTTCGTAACCAATATTGAAAGCGTTTTCAAGGTATGCAACCTTATTCATATTCAGGTCATATACAACTACATACACGCCTCTCATTACAACCACCGGTCCTTAAACATAAATCTCACCCAAACGTCTCGAGAGGTCTCTGTATTCTCTAAATAATAGTGTTCTCACCAGAGAGAAGAGCGAAAAAGCCTCCTTCGATGAAATGTAGTACATTTTGACCATTTGTTTTGCGGTCATTTTCTCAATATCAATTACAATCTCGTCTCCAGGGAAGAGGTTGCTCTGATATTGCACAAGCAAGGGCGGTCTCCGGTTCACCACGTCGCGCTCCTCGGCTTCCCGGACGTTACCGCGCTTCTACTGACCGCCCTTTTGTCTTAACAGGATTTGTAAAAGTTCATCTCTGCTTAGACATTATTTTGCCTCCTTCTTTGTTGCGCGTAAAAGTTCTACTATGCATTACATTAAGTTTGGGTTCCTACTACAACTCCATCAGTGTCACTTGTAGGTGCTCCATCTTTAATTCTGAGATTCCCTGCACTATCTACCCATATATGATAATTACCTAACATTAAGTGGCCTGTGTTCCATGTTCCGTCACGTAACTTTAAATTATAATCATATATATGCAATTCTCTGTCTGTATGGCCAGCAATTAGTTGTACAGCTTTAGTTCCATCTGATGACTGAAACCATAATCTTCCCGCTCCGTCAATAAAAACTTTTGGATAAGACTCACCTAGTAACTGAAATTTTACAGTATCATCTGAAGCGGCTAACCAATATGTTTTCTTTTTTATATACTGGTTTTCCGAATTAGTGTGTGGGTCATTTATTATCAAATCATACAGGTTCAACCCATTTGTTTCTACAAGTTTGGGAGAACTACTACCATGCCTGCCGGTAATGTAGCCTTGGGGGCTTCCGCTAACAATATTAACATCTGCTACAGCTCCATATCCTGTAAAATGACCAATAATATTAACTAGTGATGAAGCATTAATCTTTATACCTTCATCTGCTCCATTCGGTATATCAACAGTAATTCCAAGTAAATTAATAATTCGTCCTGCATTTATTTCCACTCCAATTGGACAGGCTTCAAAAAAGTTGTTGTTTCCATTTACACTCCATGTTGGAGCGTTTATTTGTATCCCTACATCACAATGTTGAATTACGCTATTTTGAATTCTGATATTGTTTTGGATAACATCTCCACTATTCCCGCTTCCGATTTTAAGCCCTATTCCATTGCCTGCATTTTGGCAATAATTTATATCAACATCATCAATTAGAATATCGTTTGCTCCTTGAAGTAAAGCAATTCCTGTCGGAACATTTTTAACAGAAACATGTCTTAAAGTGTTGCTCCAACATCTGACAGTAAATTCGATACCAGTATCTGTGAAATTATTGACAACAACATTTTCAATTAAATTCCCACCGCTCCAGCTACCAGAATTACCTGCAATTTGAATACCTTTTGCTCCTTCTCCTTTACCATCTATAGCCAGACCTCTCAATGCGCATCCTTTTGCTGAGAAAGCATTTCCATCACCGTACTTTATAGCATAATCTGCTCCTGTATAAATAATATAACTGCTTGCTTTGTTTAGAGATGTGTCTGTTGAAGTTGTATTTACGGATGAGGCCCCTAGAAGTTGGACATTATTTTTAAGTTCAAGTGGAGAAGTAATTTTATATGTTCCTGGAGGAAAGTAGACTATTCCTCCACCGCTCTCTCCGGCAGCATCAATTGCTGCCTGTATTGCTGTCGTGTCATCTGTTTCTCCGTCGCCCTTAGCTCCGAAACCTTTAACGTTGTAAACAGGTTGCAGCACATATTTTACATAATCGTCCAAATGCGCGTATAACTCGCTAAAGTTATCGTTCAGCGGCTGACTTTCAATATAGGGACCAATTATCTGCTGAGCCATTTTTACACTTCCTCCTCTCTACAAGAATAAGTGATCATAATCAATCTGAACTACTGCATTTGGAGTGATATCGCTTTCAAACACCAGACCGTTACCCCCAACTGCTAGCTTCCAGAAGTCTCCCGATACCTTGGATATTGCATTGACTCTGTTTAGTTTTACGGTATACTTTTCCATTTCAACTTCAAGCACGTCTTCAGCGCTCAACGTTCCCGTCCAGATCAGAGCTTCACCCGTAGTTTCGTTCTTAATAGTCGGATTGACACAAGCTCCGGTTATTGTAATTATTGGTCCGACCTTGACATGACCGTAATTCATTTGACTCATAACTTGACGCTTCACAAACCAGTTGAAGCTAGTGGGGTCTGGGTATATGAGTCCTGTATCGTATTGGAGACCCGTATCATACTGCAAGGCTTCGTCATAAGTCCCTATATCAGCACGAGCAAACGGATCATAGGCTATAAGAGGCAAGGTGAAAATCCCGACCCTGGCAATTCGTTCGATAGGCAGAGAACCAGCGTACCGCACCATATATGTTTTATCAGGTTCTAGATCAAACACCAATTCAAGATTCCTGGGTTGACCGTTATCATCGATTAGGTGGCCTGCAAGTTCCCGGACTTTTGCCTGCAAGTCAGATGCACTCACGGCGTTCACAACCACACATTCGAGACTGAATATCCTAGCACCCATATCGGCGCCAAAGTCGTATGCGCCGTGCCTGCCGGGAATCGTAACCGTTTTATCACGGGTCTCAGGCAAAATCGGAAGTTGCGATTCTCGCCGCATTAAAAGTCCCAGCTCTTCTGCCGTCTTGCCGCCAAGCGTAAATCCATTGCTCATTTACCCGATCACCCCCTGAGCCCTGGAGCGGGATTGAAGCAGTCCGAAAAGCTCTCGTGCAATTAGCTTAATGTCTTGATCAGAACGGACATACATATTTTCGATTTGAATTGTAAATCCGCCAGTCGTTGCAAGCTCGTGGTTTGGTATTACCTGGCTGCCTCTCGGCAAATTAACAAGCTCCGGGCCTTTCTCCCCGACGACTGCCCAGCCACCAGGGGCAAAATTAGTCCCTTGCGCGTACCAGTCCACTGACAATTTTGGCACCGGAAAAGTAATCCCCGCTATGGTTTTTTCGATAGTCCTAAAGTCGAAGTGTGGCGTAGGGATATGGATATTGCGGAAAGGCCTGGTGATGGCGTCGGCAATCCGGCTAAAAATGCTTGAAGCAGCTGACTTTAAACTTTCCCATTTGCTAGTTAGGTTTGATTTTATCTTTGCCCATTTAGTACTAAGCGCTGTTGAAATACCACCAGTTATGCCGGTTATTGTTGCTTTTATTCTTTCCCACTTTTCAGAAGCCCAGGCTTTGATAGTGTCCCAGGCTCTGCCGAGGGAGTCTTTGATTCCATTCCAGACAGCCTCGGTCTTTGATTTAATGCTGTCCCAATTAATGCTGAGTTTCTTTGCTAACAACACTGCCCAACCTGCGGGGCCGACAGCGATTAATAGGATTTCATCGCCCCACTCTTTAAAAAAGCCCTTAATGCCGTTCCAAACATCGGATGCCGTGTCCTTTATGTCGGTCCAAATCTCAGAGAGTTTCTTTTTGATCCCATCCCAAATATCCTGAGCTTTTTTCTTGATGTTGTCCCATATTTTCACCAGTTTAACTTTTATCTTGTCCCAGTTTTTGTATAATAAGATACCAGCAGTAACCACACCGGCAATCGCTACTATAACAAGGCCAATTGGGCTACAAATAGCTGTGAAAACTGTTCCCAGTTTAGGAATCAGCGCGATGGCAGCCCCTATTCCTTTAAGAAACGGACCAAAAACCATCATTAGTGGTCCTAACGCGGCAGCAAATCCTATTATGCCCAAAATAACCTTTTGTGTTATCGGGCTTAAATTTGCAAATCCTTCCGCCAACCTCGAAACAAAACCGATAACAGCTTCTATTTGCGGCTGCGCTTTCTTAAATGTATCAAGCAAAACTTTTCCTAATGGTTCAAGTGCAACTTCCGCCTGGTTTTTTAGCTGTTGCATACTTTCGCCAAACGTCATAGTCTCTCTCGCTGCCGCTACTATGGTTTCAGGGCTGGCCTGTAAAGTTTTCAAAAGTTCATCCAGGTCAAACCTGCCCTCGCGTATGGCTGCTGCCATGTCGGGCCCAGCGCGGGCACCGAATATTTCTACCGCTAAAGCATTAGCTTCTGCAGCAGACCCCATATTTTTTATTTCCTCGATGGCTCGGCGCATCGCTTTTGGCGGCTCTTCTCCGGCTTTGGCGAAGTTGACAAGCCCTATCCTCAAACTACCCAGGACAAGTTCAGCGTTAACACCTTCTTTTTCCCATTTGCCCAGCATTGCAGCGGCAGTCTCAAAGTCAAACCCCATCTGCCGCAAAGGTGCGCCATACTGAACAATTGTACGTCCTAATTGATCCACGCCAATTCCTGTTTGCTGGCTGACTTTCCAAAGATAGTCAAGTGTCTGGCCTGTCTTTGCGGCTTCAATTCCCCAGTCGCCAAAAATTCTCGTAGTTTGTGCAACTAACTGGCTGGCATCCGTACCAGCTACACGTGCAAGGTCAAGCGTTTGCTTGGTTAGATTTTGCAATGCCTGACCGGTTAAGCCGGTCCGGGTATTCAGGTCAGCCAGGGTGCTACTAACAACATCCGCCCCCTGGGGCACCTGTTTGAATACTGCCTGAAAATCTTTATTCAGCGCAGCTAACGCGTCTCCCGTTGTCCCTGTTCCCGCCCGGATTGTCTTCATAGCCTTGTCCATATCATTGGCAGCAGTAAATACAGCGGCACCTACGGCAGCAATAGGAGCAGTTACGCGCAGGCCCATAGTTTTACCTATATCGGTCATTTTTTGCCCGGCGGTTTTAAACTTTTTACTTGTTGCCTCTAACCTATTGGCAACCTCATTCATCTTTTTATTAAATTCTTCGGTTGTTGCACCAATTTTTACAAAAATACTGCCGATTTCGGGCATCTGTACCATCACCTTGCTGGAAAAGAAGGAATTTTTTTCTCAACTGGCGAATTCTAACCATAAAATTATAGGAGGTGTTTAAAAATAATGGACTTATTGGCCTTAAAAAAAGATTTAGCTGCCGAAGAGCTTACTATGGTCAACATGGAATTAGAGCGCCGCAAAAAATCTCCCGTTGTAATGTGGCTTCTTTGGTTTTTCACAGGAGGCCTGGGCGGACACCGCTACTATCTAGGTGATATTGGTCGTGGCATTGCAATGACTCTCACCCTCGGAGGGCTCGGTATTTGGGCACTCATTGACGCCTTTTTCATTAGTAAGCGCCTTGAGCAGAAAAATAGCGAGCTGGAAGTTGATATTATCAATCAGGTGAAAGCACAAAGAAAAACGTACTCCGTTTCAAACTAAACACATTCCCGCAATAATAGGCTTTTTACTATTTTTTTCGCATCTTCGAGGCAGCCTTCTTCCGGGCTGCCTCTATTTCCTTCGCCTCGGCCCAGTAAAAAGCCATCCATTCCTGAAATTCCCGGACTGTCAAGCGCTCTCCCAGCTCCTTTACCGTCATGCCTAAATCCCGGGCAAGACGAAAAGTGAAGACCTTTTCCGCCTGCTCAGGATACTCCTTTGGGGCTTTCATTCCCAGCACGAAAGGACTTCTGCATCTCTTTTTGTGCTATCTCGCTCAGGCCGTTAATTTCTAATATCGCGAACAGAATTTTATCCACCGCTGCGGCAGACTTCTCCCAAAGCTGCTGTGCCTGCTCTACCGTGATTTTGGGTTCTTCCAGGCATTCGGCCAGCATCAAAACCTGTAGCTTGTCGCTGTCAACCTGGCCGTTGACGGTTGCTTGTTTGCTCAGCCGTTCACGGGCGGCCTTTGTTAGCTCTTTGATTTTTACCTTGCCTTTCCATTCCGGGACATCCACCTCGCAGACATCCAGGTCGGGGGCGGCAAGGATTTCGTCAAAAGTTAGGATTTTATTTGACATTATTTATAACCTCCATTTTGATTTTCTGAGCATTGCAGAGTTCCTGCCATACAAACCCCAGGGGCCTTTACCTATTCTATAATACAAGGTATTCAACCCATACTTAACGCACTTCTGGTATGCGCTATTAGTGTCAATTAACCCCAGCTTTGCAGCAAATACCATGCACCTTGTATATAACCAGAACAAAATCTTATTTTTCTGCTCAACAGAAACTTTCAAGTGAATGTTAGCAGTTTTACCCACTAGTGTGTATTCCCCCTATTTTACGCATAGGTTCCACGGGTAATATCCCCAGTCACCTGGAATTCACAACTAAAACTTCCTACGTCGTCAACCGGCGTTTCAGCTTCATAACTTGTGCAGATGCAGTTCCCAGTGTACTTCACTTTGCCGGAGGTACTTCCTTGAGGCCCATATTCAAAGGCCACTTCCAACCCTAGAATACCGTTCAAGTGTTCGTCTACAGTGGGATCAAAAACACCGTCAATGCTGATTGTAGCATCTTTCAGTCCAGCAATATAACTTTTTGCTGTTGCGCCTAGTGTCGTGGTTTCGTGCGTTTCAGCCTCTTCTGGGAAGGAAACACTCTTAACATAGGTTGAAATATCAGTAGGTGTGCTGGTCGCTCCCGAAGTACCAAACTTGATTACTGCTGTAGAGCCATGAGAAAATGACATTTTTCGTTCCTCCTTAGATTTTTGGGCAACAAAAAAACACCTCTTCGGTGTCTGTCGCCAATCTGACTTGTTAACTTATAGCTAGAGGCTATTTCCTTCCAAACGCAACGCTGAACGTCGCGCTAGTAGTATCTGCACCTAATGTCCAAACTGCCCTAACATACCTCTTTATCGTTCCTGTTGCAGTAATTCTTTGTGCTGTATTCGCTGATGTTACCTGCGTGAAGGTGCATACTGCACTCCAGGCATCGGTTGCTCCGTCATCGTCTGAATGTTGAATTGTTATATCTAGGGTCGGGCTTGTGCCAGCCAATCCAGTTACTTGCAGGTATGCTACTCCACCGTTGGCCGTGCTTACCCCGTTGTCAATGCTCGTGCTGTTGCCACTCGTGGCTTCTTCGCCAAGCGGGTGAAATGTTAACACTCTTTCCAACCCCGTTTTGCTTTGCGCTTCGGCAGAAATTGCAGCTACATCATCAACAGGTGTTTCTACTTCGTAGCTCGTTTCTATTGCGTCAAATCCATAACCCGCGTCTTCTACTGCCACTTCCCCCTGCGGGAAGTAAGTCCAGATGCTGGCGTCCTGTCCAAGCGCTGCCTGCATGATTTCATCTATTCCGCTTGTATCACCGTCAAAAACACCGTCCGCGCTCAGGGTTGCATCCTTTAGCCCTGCTATATAGGATTTTGCAGTAGCCGTAAATGTCGTTACATCATGCGTTTCCGCCTCGCCTGATATGGAAAAGTTTTTCAGGTATGCGCTCAGGTCGTAGCCGTTCACGTATACCCGCGCATTGCTGCCATGTTTGAAGGACAAATCGCTTCACCTCCTTTAAGTCTGGTAAATCAGGGTAAAGTTCAGGCTCCACTCGTGATTGTTGTTTTCGTCCAGCCCCAGGAAAACAGGTGCCGACTGGTCGGCCACAACATCCAGGTAGCCGGAAATGTTTGCAGACTCTAGAGTATCGTATACGGCTTCCGCTTTAGCAAGCCCAGCCTCGTAACTGCTCCATCGGACCCTGACCTGTACGCTAGGACGTTTGAGTTCCGTCGAAGTCTGGAGCACTCTTTGGGGGGGATAGCCGCCAGTGCCGAGGACAAAAATTGAATTTATAGGAACATATTGGGAGGACGGCCGGACGGGGCCTGTAAAAATATTTGTGCCTACCGTCCCTATGCCTTGGCTTTCTAAGTAGTTAGCTATGTCCGAAGCAGGATTCATCTCGCCATCCCCTCTTACTTACTCAATGACATTCTTCAGCCGCCTGGCCAATCGCATGGGCAATTTTGGTGCAGCTGCTTTAACAGGGTCTTCAAGATATTTGGCTTTACCTACTTTATGGCGTAGTTCCGTCCGTTCATGCACATAAACGGCATATGGTGCAGCAGGTCCGCCATAGCCCATTTCTACCCAAACCTGACGCCCTTCTGCTTTGGGCTGCTCAACGTGCCCAGTCCCTCGTAGTGTCCCAGTATCTACCGGGCATTGCTCCTTGCTCTCTGTCATGATCAGCTCCGCCTCAGCATAGAGGGCTTTACCCGCCTCGGATAAGGCCCGCTTGCCCAGCTTCTCCAGGGCACGCTGTAGTTCTTTTGTGCCCTTCACTTCAACTGTTATCCTCATCGACACCACTAACTTTCTATAACTGAGAATCGTATTTCGTCAAAAGCCACCCGTTAGCTTAATATTTCTATCGTCATTGTCGTTTCAGTTTCTTCAACTACCTGCCAGCAAATGGCATCAGTATCTGGCCGAATATTGCCTTCTGCGTCGATAATCTTATTCACAGTTATTATCGTGCTCACAATCTCACCGCCCTGAAATTCTTCCAAACTCCCGCCCTACCATGAACGCCGATATAACTATTGGAATAGGTAGTATCGGTAATTGAAAATTTCTTTGCACCATCAAGATAAACTATAATGCTCCCATTGTTATTATTACGGTATATTCCAACCTTCCTCGGCCCTGTTGTAATTGAAACATCTTGAGCCAATGTAGTTACTCCTTCGTCCGACGAATTAATTCGTTGCAAAATGAATCCTTGTTCATTGTGTAATCCCACCTGATAAGCAACCCTTGAATCAGTCACACCTGCCCAACCAAAAAGAACTCCAGCAAATTCGTTAGTAATATCTGCTACGTCATAAGGCTTATCAATAATTGCCTCTACATAAAATGCATTGCCAAAATTATAGTTAATCTTAGCAATATACCTAGTGCTATTTTGAGGACGCTCAAGACGTCCTGGGTTAGCTATCGTTATACCGGATACGACGTCTGCCCATTCGCTGGGCAAAATACCTGCCCTGTCAAACGTAAAGTGATCTTCAAATCTGTTCCCCTTCCACTTTGGCAGGGAAAACGGTATCTTTGCAGGTTGAATCAACGGCCACATTTTTAATCACTTCCTCACGTTACCGTAAGCACTGACCGAATCAAGGGCATTAGAACCATCGTTGTTTGTTACTGTTATTTTTAAGCCTTTTAAACCCCCAACATCAAGAACAAATGATTTCTGTTTTGTGCCCCCAGCATTTGACGCAATACTTCCGACTGCAAATTCTTCATCGTCATAATTTGTTCCATCATGGGAGCCGTAAAACTTAATAGTTACACCTCCACTATGAGTTGCACTATAGTCAACGTCTACCGTAATACTAACCATGCCGCCAGGCGGCATTGTAGATAAATCCAGCGCTACGCAGTCACCTATAGCCGTAGTTGCCCCTGCCCCAAGAGCTACAGCATCAAGCATGGTTGTTGTCGTTATACTGCCCGTTAGTTGAACACTGCCGGGGTTGCTCGCAACAAATAGCTCCTTGCCGTTCGTGCTCTTAATAGTTACCGTGCTCATCAGGTATTCACCACCTTATGATGTATGCTCCCGGTTTCATCCGGCAACGCCTCCACTGACAGAATTACCGGCTGACTTCCATCCGGCAGGGTAATCCTGTCCTGAATACCAATCTCCACCGAACCGTCCAGGTACACCTGAGCAGTGCTGACGACCTCTTGCCCTGCCCTGTCCCGTACCAGCTTCGTCTTGCGCTGCACAAAAGCGGAATACTGAACAGCAGTTCCATATTGCGGCTCGCCGTAAGCATTGACGCCGGTAAATGGCTCCAGTGTAATCGTTTGGTTAAACCACTCTAAGAAATCTTGTTCCAGCGCCATCAGCCATCATCCTCACTAGCTATAACAGAATCGTTTTCCATCATGCCAAGTTCAAACCGCGCGTCTTCTTCCGGCTCCTGCCATGTCGGATAGGTTAACGCAGTAGTGGCACGCTTCTCCAGGTCGGCGGCTAGAGACATATAAGCCTGCGCTTTTTGGCTCAGGCTTACCCGGAGGTCGCCAGCAGCTTTATCCGCCTGGCGGGAAAATTTAGCCGCCACTGCTTTGGCAGCATGAGCGGCGGCTAAAAGGACGTTTGACATTTCTGTTAGCAAGAAGCTTATCTCTTCGTCTTGAAGAAGCTGGTCGGTTTGGTCGGTATCGCCGATATAAAAGCGCACCTTATCTTTATCAGTCGCCAGGCTCGTGTTGTAGCTCCAAGTCATTGTTTTCACCATCCTCAAGCACGGACAGCCAGTACTCGCAGTCCTGGATCGCCCCGTTATAAGCATTGAGGTTGGCGATAAGCTGTTCGCGCTCGGCTTTCAGCTTCGCCAACCTCTCCAGAATCTTCTCACGTGTAACCATTCAATTCACTACCTAAGAACTGGTGATGGTTTCCCATGCGGAGCCAGTCCAGACCTTCAGCTTGTGGGCAGTGCTGTCGTAATAGACATCGCCCTCCGCAGGAGTTCCGGGAGCAGAGCCGGGAGTGAAATTTGCAAAAGTCCCAATGTCGATGCTGGCCGTAAACGTTGCCGCACCCGTTACCGAGAGAGTGCCACCTATAACTGTGTTACCTGAAGCCGACGCTACAGTTAGCTTATTGGTAGCAACTGAAAAATCACCCGTGCAATTCAGCTTACCGGTGACATTTATCAGCCCATCGGTGTCGTTATCTATCGTCTCGCCGTTGTTCATCGTAATTTTTCCGGTAGTGATAGCACCGACCAAAGCCCTTCCTCTAGTTAGACGATTCACTGCTCATCCCTCACTTTCCTTTTGCCTTGTCAAGATTGAGCGGAGCAAGTTCATCCATTAACCGCTCTTCTCGCTCTGTCTGCCTATCTTCTTCCTCCGGTGTCAGGGCCTTCCCGGAATGGCGTTTATCCCCATGATGGGTACGCTCAGCGAGGCCGATAAACTCGGCCCCGCATTCAGCGCATTTATAAGTTTCAGCTTTCTTCTCAACCGGGGCAAAGTAGCCCAGGCGTATTAACTTTTCATCATTTTTCGCGCCAACAAGTTCTACAATTTGTCCCCGGTCAAGTTCCTGTCCAGCATAGCCGAAAGGACGTCTGGCCCAATAGTATTTTTTCGGCATTATGCGACAGCCCCCGACATAAAGAGTCCGGCGTTGGCACCGGTCTTCTTCTGGTCAAAATAAGTGTTCGCCTCTATGATGTCCACTTCACGTTCCTCATCGCGCATCCGCTTGATGTACTGAAGCGCGTTTGCTACTACCTGCCAAACAAAGGTATATCCGGCAGCAGGGGTAAGCAGAGACGGCCTGTCGGGTACATAGATCATCAGGGCGTTCTTCCCCCAGATCCGGCTGTACGATACCGAAGCCTCAGCAGTTCCTTCAGGAGATGCAGTATAAATCGCACGACCAATCAGCACTTTTTCAAATTCCGCCAGGGCTTTGAACAGGTCAAGAGTAAGTTGCCCCTTTTGGGTGTACTTAATTGTGTCAATTAAATCCGGGTGCCACTTCAGTTTTAACCAAACTTGCTTACCTAGTACCAACACATTAGGCTCGCGCCCGATTAAGGCTTCAACTGCATCTTTATAGTCGGCCAAATCGACTAGCGGGCTGGAATTGGCATAGTCGCTCCAGACAGTAAAATCAACACCTCCGGTCTTGTCCGTACCCCAAACACCGGTCGTGAAAAAGTCGGTAGCGAAAGCAACCTCCCGGCGCATCTGAAGCTTATCCGTCACCCATTCGGTCGCGTCCCGGTCGAGGTTGAACGGCGCGTCTGCATTCTTCCTAGTTTCATCGTCGATCTCTTTCCTGATCGAGTACCGGTCGCAGAAGTACTTCGCAGTCGTTGTTACCTTCCATCCGCCGCCGGCAGACTTGGTGCCAGGCGCACGCAGCTTGGCCTCATCCCTGAACCAGTGAGACTGGTCGTACTGCGGGATGATGTCCGACTGTTTCTGCACAGGTACAATCGGGAAAATCTGGTCAGCAATATATTCGGGGTTCTTATAGCCAATAGAAATGTTTGTGAGAAGTTGATCAATATGGAGACTCGAAGCCACAGGGTTAGCCATTATCAGTCACTCCTTTTCCAATTTACCAAATTAAGTTGTGCTCAGCGTGAACGGCCCAGTCAACAGGACGCGAATAACCGTCCCATCGGCAGACGAAGCATCAAGCGCAATGCCGGCAATAAAATCCTTGTCAGTTGCCTTCTTTACGGCCTTGCCGCTTGCGTCTGTGCCTACGTAGTCTCCGACAGCAATGTTGGTACCGGAGCCGTCAGACACGACCTTACTGATACCTAGAACTCGAACCTGTGCCGCATGGCCTGCTGTAGGTTTATTCTGCAATACACCGATCGGCTTGTCTGCTGCGTTATCGCAGACATCCACCTGGTCGGCGGCACTCAGCTCAACAAAGTAATACTGCTTTGAACTCAGGTCGTTCTCAGCCTTTGCGCTGATGTCGAATACAGCCATTTCGGTTGCCATCAATATCTACCTCCTTAAATCTTGACCGCAGTCTCTTTGCGGTACTGCTCATAGAGCTTAGGGTTCTCGGCCAGCACTTTTGCCAGTGCGTCCATCCTGCTCAAGTTGGCGTCTTTCTGCACCAGCCCCGCTGCCATGGCCTCGACCTTGGCAACAGCGGAGTCGCCAGCAGGCATGCCGCCTCGACCAATTTCGGCGTAGAGTGCGCCTTTCTCAATGGCTTCATTAGCCGCCTTCAGTACACCTTCGAGCTTGGTGTACTCTTCCGGCGCTTTTTCAGCCAGGCCCTTGAGCACCAATCCGAATTCTTCCGGCTTGGTTGGTAAATTAGCAAACTCGTCAGCGGCTTTCTGAATAAACTCCTTGCGAAGCTGCTTGTCGCGCTCTTCCTTGAGTACTTTTTCAAGCTCTTCAGCTTTCTTGACGGCTTCCTGCTGTTCTTTCCAGAGTGCCTCTACCGCAGGACGAACTTCTTCTGGAATGCCGGAAAAGTCATAGCTTCCGTCTTCCTTTTTGGTCGGTGCCGGATAGCCATATTTCTTCTTCTTGTCCTCTTCTTCATCTTTTTTGCCCTTAGCCTTCTCAGCCGGTTCGGGGTAGCCGTAGCCGGCAAGACCGGCTAAGGTTTTCATGATGTCTTTCGGGAGCTCGTCCTTGTATGCCGACAAAATTTTGAGTGCTCCTTTTACGGCTCCTTTTGCTTTGTCGGACAGCTTGGCTGCTTTCAAAACCTCTTCGACCTTCTGCTCGTCTTCAAGTTCAGTTTCCAAAACAGCCTTGAGAATTTCTTCCATAGGTGGATCATCCTCCTTAAAAATTAGGAACTTTTTACGATTTGCCCCGCGTGGGACGAGGCTCACTTCCACAACATCTAAATCTTTCAGCCTATTCACACCTTACACCACCTCCTCACGAATCCCGAAACCCCCGACACTAAAGCCCGTTATAACACCCTCTTTAACTTGTCTCCATAAATTGTCATCGCTAATATGAACGCTCATTATCCATGACCCCTTCTTGACCTTATGGCCGTTGATTTCTAAGTCCTGTGGAGCAGTATACGATTCAACAACTTCAGCTTTAGCTTTCTTGCTATGCCGATAACCAATCACACGGGATTTGAGCATAAAACGATAGGCCGCATCTTCTATGCTCTGGGCTGATATAACATCGCCCTGAGAATCCACCGTGTCTGGTTCCAGAACTACTCCCGTTACTATTTGCTTTTCGTCCGCTTTAAGTATCGCGGCGTGGTATTCTTTAGCAACTTTGGCTTTTGCCACATCGATTTTTTGTACGGGCTTCCCTGGTTCATCAGCCCACAACAACCACTTTTGCCCCTTTTGCTTCAGCTCGCTTATAACATCAGCGAGGTCGTGGGTTTTTGTGTACGGTTCTTGCGATTTTGGCCGGTTCACAAGCCACACCCTGCGCCCCTGTTCCATCGGGGCATATTGGATAAGCAACCGTCCTTTCAGATGCTTGCCGTCTAAGAAAAGCTCGCGGCCATGCTCTCTAGCGAATGAGAACTTATATTCGCCACCGTCAAGCTTAAAAAATTTACTATACGTCTGGCTTGTAGAACCTGGCCCACCTGGCTCGGAGATATAGGGCTCTTTATCTGTAATAGTGATCCACTCAACTGGCTGGAATAACTTAAACTGGCCCTGTAAGCTGTCATCGGGCGGCAGTTCAAGCAAGCGGCTTCCATATTTTGTCTTGCGGATGTCTTCGGTATCTCCTTCAAAAACCGAAAAGCCCCAAGCTGTTTCATCGTCTATCTGAAAGCGTAAATCACCGTGGACGCTATGATTAGTCTTCAATAGCTCCTCATGGCTAAGCTTGGTTTCTTCTTCTGTCAGCCCACGCCAGTGCATCTGATATACCCACCTGCCGCGCCCGGACTTGGGGTACATGTTATGCCACTCTTCTTCATATAGCTTTGCTGCTACTTCAGCTCTGGTATCGCCTTCTTCGCCTAAACGGTCAGCTTTCTTCACTTGCTTTAATGCCTGCTTGATCTGCTTTACCTTCCTTGCTACTTCTCCACTGTCCCCAAACCGCCTCACCGCTACCGGATGCGGCAAAACAAAATCCGCCCGGTCTCCCAGGACGGATTTGGCGGTCTGGCCGAGCGCCACTACAATTTGCGGGTTGGCTTTATCAAGTTCCTGATACAACCAGTCGCGCCACTCTTCTATTTCCTGCTCGTTCGGCTCTCTCACTCTTCCTCTGTCGTCCGTTAACAGGACTGGCACAACGTTAGTCAAGAAAACGTCTTTTCTGGTTAAGCCCAATGGTTTCAGGTAAAGCTCGTTCAACGTTTCTCCACAAGGCCCGACAAACGGCTCTCCCCTTGCCGCTTCAATCGGGCCGGGGGAGGCACCAATAAAAGCTATCTTTGCATTCTTCGACCCGGTGCCGGGGACTATCTCCCGCGCGGCCTTTTGCAATACTTGCCCCCGTTTGGCAATGTCAATAGCTTGCGCAGCGGTGTATGGTTCTTTGCGTGTTTTGTCTACATCAATAGGACGCGCACCGAGCCAAGCCAGAACTTTCTTTTCTTCATCAGGGAGAAGTTCAAGTACTTCGCAGGTTATAACATCCCCGACCTGAGCCTTAACGGTGCTGGTGGAGAAAGTTTTACCTAAATCAATATATTCCTTGTCGCCAAGCTTTCGGGTATTACGCCACTCCATGCCCACGCTCGGTAGGAGGCCACCATAATAATTTACCGTGCCAGGCGTCTTAGTTTGCTGAACCTGCAATACTTTTACCTTTAATTCAATGACCTTTTTGACTTTGCTCCACTCGTCAGTAGCCCCGTCCAGTTCATACTTCCCGCTAGCCGTCTTTGCCACAAGCCCTTCCGAGCGATCCTGATTGAATGCCCACCGAGCAGCAACTTTAAGCTCCTGCAAATTATTGCACCATTTGACCTGGGTGATAGCAAAATTCTCCTTGCCCTTCAAGTACTTATCATAGAACTGCTCCAGCTTCTTCCTGCGTTCTTTAAACGGTTTTTCGTGCAGGTCTTCATCCCAGTATGGCAGGTCGAAAACTGTCAGTATCGGCGTTTCATTTTGTTTGATGTCCGGCTTGTCGGCATTGAAAGTCATCAGGTCAGGACGCGCCACCCGCTTACCGCCACGGAGCATCCCCAAATCGCAGTCCAGGATGAAATCGGCATCTATTTTCTCTAACGCGGCTTTAAGGCCGGCGAACTTGTGCAGTTGGTCCTTACCGTACTGCCCTTCAAACCAAAAGCGAACGCCTTTACCTTTCTTACCCTCTGCTATTCCTCGAAAGCCATTGAGCTTACCTTCCACATCAAAAAGCGTTTTGTCTTTACCCCACTTTTCCCACAACTCATCAACCGTATATAGCTCCGTATATAATGCCACCTGCGGCTTCGGAGGAATAAACTTCTGGAATGGCTCAAGTCCCTCCTTAGTTACGTCCTCCGGCTTGCGGAACACGCCACGCACATATACCAGATCACCGTTCTCGATCTCCTTCAACTTTTCGACCTCGAACTTCGGCCTACCCTCTAACAAGTCATCCTGGGTCCAGAAGACAAAGCTAGACTTATTCCAAAAGCTCTTGTGATCGGGATGGTTAAACGCACCCTCGCCTTTCGTGCTCGGTACCTCAAACACGAACCTGCCGCCGGGCTTCAGCACGCGCCAGATTTCGGCCATGATTTTTTCTTTGTCCGACAGGTGCTCCAAAACGTGGTTTGCACGTATCTCATCTGCGCTGTCATCCGGGTAGGGTATACCTTGCTCAAGATCATGAAGCATGTCCACCTGCGGACCCGGCTCTTTGTCGATCCCCGTATAGCCTTCAGGTTTAGAATCGCCACAGCCGAGGTCGAGCTTAAGCGAATCCCCTTTTACTACCTGCCGCTTCGGTTCCTCACGCCGAAGAACTAACGAATAGCAGGGCATGAAATCTGCATGGCTCCCCTGGGGTGAATCAATAAAATGTAGAATACCTTTCTTCTCTGGGTCCAGCACTTTCCGCACAGGCAACCAGACATTGTCAGCTTGGATGAGGAAGTTTTCTCCAGATTCGTCCCTGTTGGCCCTGAAAAGCACGTCTATATCGTTCGGGTTCTCTTTGCCAACAGCCGCAGATCCTACTACCGACACGAAGTTGGGAACCACAACCACTTCCTCTGGCAGTTCTGCCAGCTTCGCCTCCAGGCTCTGCGCCTTCTTCACATCGCGCAGTTTCTTGGCCTCCTGCACAAGTTCGCTATTCTCGTCATAATCGAAGCCTCGCCGTTCAAATTCGTCGAGTACCCAAATGGTCGCATTTACAATATCCTCCACCGATTCCTTGCGCTTCTTAGCTGCGCTATACCATTGATGCAGCCTGAGCCATGCCATGCGAACCTCATCATCCGAAGCGCCCTTCAACTTATCAGGCCGCATCTCGGTCAGAGCCATCTTCTCCAGGAAAGACGGCTCCTCCGGCTCGCGCCAGCGGGCTTTGCCCCCAGCAGAGGGCATAGCAGCTTTATGCAAATCACGCATTAGCCAGTCGGGTAAGTATTGTTTTGCTTTTTCAAGAAGGGTTTCGAGATATTCTTTGCTTGGCATTTGTGATCCCCCAGTTTAAAAAAATCCCTGTGCGGGGCTGTAAGTTACTGCCGTCTTTTTTGACTGCCATTTCAAAGACGGTAGTGTACCAAATCTAAGCAGGTGTAAAAGATCATTTTTGCCACACACTTTGCCGTTAATTTTGATCCACTCGCTATCATCTGGCATTGTACGGGAAAATACAACTAAATAATGACCGCGATACTCTATTTTTCTTTTCCCGCGCATCGTTTGAACTGGTACTCCATTTTTCGCTCCAGTTTCCAACAGTTGCTGTATGATCCGATGTGTATCAGATTGGTTCGCTGTAATACTTTTGCCAAATTGCTTCTCTTCTAATGTGATTAGCCAACCTTCGCGGTAATTGAACCAGATATAGTCAAGGTTTTGACAATCAAAAAACCTGCTACTTAACTCTTCTGGACATTGTGCACTTCTTAACCAGTCGCTAAAGGGAGTAGAGCCGGTAGCAGGGCTACCACAAACCTGGCATATTACTGGATACTGGCCACAGGCCGGACATCTCGCATAATAAAAACGTTGCTTAGTCATATGGCATCAGCCAGCCTTCGCTTTGCCATAGCAACAGCATTTGCGTCAATATCGCATCCAATAAAACGTCGTCCTAATTTCTTGGCCGCCAATGCCGT